AGGTTTGGTAATCAGACTTCTATAATACGTTGATAATCAGATAGTTATATGCAACACATTACTTCTATATATGACATATCATTTAATTAGTTCGGTTGCATTATATTAGATGTTTATTGTGTTTAACTGCGTTATTATTGGTATTATACATGCAAATAATAGGTACCCGCATAGTTTATATATGCGTTTATGATATTTCGCTACCTTATGGACACGTAAGACTATCAATCTTATGTTAGGGCTGCTCATCAGGCAGGTGTCATAGTCGCATTGCCTAGTTCCTTTCAGATACCACCTAGGAAGTGGTTGAGACAGTGAACGTACAGGTCGTTGCATCATTCGTAAGATAGATCGGCTCCCTGTAACCAATAAGGACGGGGAGTCCTCTATAATACATCGACATTATGAAAAAGAGTAAAAGACCAACAGCAACATCACCTTTATTTAAAAAGGACGCGTGTTATCACAAAGTAAAGAAACAATATAAAGTATTTCCAAGTGCATACGCATCTGGAGCTATTGCTAAATGCAGAAAAAACAAATAAAAGATGAAATTACCCAAGAACGGAGTAGCTAAAGAAATTCGCCACTATGTTGGCAGTTTGTTTATATTTTTATTAGTGATGTCAATTATATTTATTCTAATGAAATACCCAGTTCTAGATACTAATAAAGAGGTGGTCATGATGTTGATTGGTACAATCAGTGCATCGATAGGACTTGTAGTAAGTACTATTACAGGATCTAAACCAGACGATATAAACGCATTGAAAGCGGCATTAGAAAAGAAAGACTTTCAGATTGATCAGTTGGTTGTTGCTAAAGATAACCTAGAGCATATGATCATAAACTTACAAAAGCAAATCTTGGAAAACCAAGACGATGTTATGGATAAAATTATCCTTAAAGCAGCATTGGACTTTGATGATAGAGATGCAGCTTTGAAAGCATTAAAAGATAAATAGATATGGCATTAACAAAGATAACAGGTGATATACTTGAAGCAGCTACCATTACGCATTCGCACACTGATAGCTCTATAGCTAAAGTAGTTACACTTACGCAAGCGGCATATGATGCCCTATCAAGTTATGATGCATCGACATTATATATAACAACAGAATAATATGGGAATTTACTTAGGAGCAAACGCATTAGGAGGTGCAGGCGGTGGTGCCGGTGGAGGTTATGTACCAGGCGTAGTTGGATTTGAGTTTTTAGCCCTCAGCGGAGGCGGTGCTGGCGCTCTAGGCGGAAGTTATGGCGGCGGCGCGGGCGGTGGCGGAACACTTATGAATTCATTTGCATACACATACTTAGACCAAGTCATACCTATTACCGTAGGAGCGGGTGGGGCTCAAGCTGGCTATGCACAATCAAGCGGAGGATCCTCAGTTTTAGGAGACGGACTATTTGTAACTACTATTTTAGGAGGTGGCGGAGGTACTTATAGTTCTGACCTTACCGACGACTTTGGCACTTGCCCAGGTGGTAGAGGCGCTATTAACAGCACCGTGACCGGCAAAAGATACGGCAATGGATTTAATAATAAAGGAAAAATTATTGGTGTTTTAGAAACCGCGGAGATTAACAGTAGTGCTAAAAATATAAACGACACAACAACGCCTTTCACGAACGGTAAAACGAACGGTTTTAGTGGCCCAGGTGGCGCAGGATTAGGAGGTAGTGCTCCAGACGCCGCTTATAATACAGGAAGCATAGGCGGTATTGGCTTAGACCCGACTACCATAACAGATAGATTCTTAACACAAGCTGAGTTTATATCAGAAGGAATTGGTGAAGTTACTAGTTCGGTAGCATACATAGGCGGTGGTGGAAGTGGTCACAGAGCTTCAGGTAGAGCAAACCCTCCAGGAGGAGGTGGTGCAGTTAATGTTGCTGGTTTAGCTAACACCGGAGGAGGTGGAGGATCTGGAGCGTCTGGAAACGGTGGTTCAGGCTTTGTTATGCTTAGGCTACCAACATCACAAAGTGTTACCACGACAGGTACAGTTTCTACTTATACAAAAGATAATGATACAGTATATGTGTGGAAGAGCACAGGATCAATCACATTAAATTCTTAAAACTATGGCACACTTTGCTCAATTAAACGAAAGCAACGAAGTTGTAAACGTTATTGTTGTAGATAATTCAGATATAACAATTGATGGAATGTCTGAAGAAGAAGCTGGTATTCAATTCTTAAATTCAATACTACCAAATAAAATTTGGAAACAAACTTCTTATAGTTCAGCATTTAGAAAAAACTTTGCGGGTGTAGGGTATAAATATATGTCAGACATTGATGCTTTTGTTCCTGCCAAGCCTTATGAAAGCTGGGTACTCAACGAAGCTATAGGTGTCTGGGAGGCTCCCTCTGTTAAACCCGAAGGTAATTATGAATGGGATGAATCAACCACATCGTGGATTCAAGGTGAAACACCTGCAGAATAATGGCAGTGCGCAAAACAAAATCTGGTGCTAATCTTAAACGTTGGTTTAAAGAGAAGTGGACAGACGAAAAAGGTAATCCTTGCGGATCAACAAAGAATAAAAAGATAAAGAAGTGCAGACCCTCGATAAGAAAGTCGAGTGCCACACCTGTAACATGGAAAGAAATGAGTTCTTCTCAAAAGAAAAAAGCAATAGCAGAGAAGAAACGTACAGGTATGGGCAAGCGCACTTCATCTATAAAGAAAAAGAAAAAGAAATAATATGGGAAAGAAAGGACCAAAAGCGGTACCTAATGCAATCAAAAGCATTTTAGGTCGTAAAGAAAAAGGTATATCAACTACACGTAAAGGCCACGGGATTAGTCCTGTTAAGCGCAACAACTACGGTAAAAAAATGTAACAATGGATAGATCAGCAAACGAATTACCAGTAACAGCATTGCACCGTTTTAATTATGCGCAACCAGCTACCAAACGTTATAATGACGCTGCACAATCTGGGGCTGCTCCAACTAAAAAACTAAAAGATCTTTCTGGTGACGGAAAAGTAACTCAAAAAGATGTTTTAATAGGAAGAGGCGTTATTGATTCACCTACTAAAAGATTAAAGTTTTGTGGTGGATCTTCTAAGAGCTACAAAAAGTAATGCCCCAAAAATTAAGTCCAACAGCAAGGAGAGCTAAAGCAGCTCGTGACCTAGCATACGCGAAAACCCCGAGACGTCGTAAGATGAAAGCGGAGAATCAAAAAAAACGCCGTGATGCTATTAAGAAAGGTCGAAATGTAAAAGGACTTGATTATGACCACAACGCTAAGAAGTTTATATCTGTAAAAATAAATAGAGGCGGTCATGGCAAAGGAACTAAAAAATACAACACTAAATGAAACCATTCACAGCTAAGCGCTCTACATGCACTTGTAGTGCGGATTCGCCTTTAGATCGTAAAAAATCTAAGGCTCCGTCACGTAAGAAGTCAAAAGGGTATTATGCTAAGGTTAAATCTGGAAGTGGTACAGGTAAAAAAGCTGGAGGCGGTATGACTGCTAAAGGCGTTGCTAAGTATCGTAAAGATAACCCTGGCAGTAAATTAAAAACCGCAGTAACTACACCACCTTCTAAATTAAAGAAGGGTAGCAAAGCAGCTAAAAGACGCAAATCATTTTGCGCACGTTCTAAAGGTTGGACTTCAGAAAGAGGTAGAGCAGCTAGACGTAAATGGAATTGTTAATATAATACTACTATAATATAATCTAATCAAATGGCAATACAATTCGGATCTCCACAGATCGTAAAAAATTTAAGCTTCAAGAAAGAAGCAAAAGACAAGTTAATTAGTGGCATAGACAAACTAACAGAAGCAGTAGCAAGCACGCTAGGTGCTTCCGGTAGGACTGTCGTTCTTGAAGATGATTTTGGTAATCCTCACGTTACAAAAGATGGGGTGACTGTAGCGAACTACATTAACTTAGAAGACCCAGTAGAAAACCTAGGGGTTACTATGCTTAAGCAAGCGTCTCGTAATACTGCTTCAAAAGCAGGAGACGGAACAACCACCTCAACAGTACTTGCTCAAAGTATCATTAAGAATTACTTTAAGTTAAAAGGCGAAGATTACTCATTCCGAGATATTAAAACAGGGATGGACAAATTTATAAAACTAGCTGTTAAAAACTTAAACAAAAAAGCTTTACCTGTCGATGACAAAAGACTTAATCAAGTTTCTGTCATTTCGTGTAATAACGATAACGAACTAGGTAATTTTATTGCTGAAGCTTTCCGAGCTGCGGGCGACAATGGAGTCGTTACGATGGAAACTTCACCAACTAACGAAACGTATATTGAAACTGTAGACGGAACTCATATTAAGTCTACTAGTAAAAGTATGCATTTCTACACTAATAAAGAGAAAGAAGTGTCGGAACTTGAGAAACCACTAGTATTTCTATGTGCCTCAGAAGTAAGTAATATCCGACGTATTCAGAACATATTAGAGTACGCGATTAAGTCCAACAGGTCGCTACTACTCATTGCCCCTTGCGAACAACAAATCGTGTCTGCGCTAGCTATGAACCACGTAAAGGGCAATATTAAGTGCAATGTTATTGATCCTCCGTCATTCGGACTAAGACGAAAGGACATTCTCGACGACATTGCCCTTCTAACGGGTGCTACAGTTATTGATGAAAGCTTAGGTGATTCATTAGATAATGTCACCCCAGAAGTGTTAGGGTCGGCCTCTAAGGCTATCATAGATACAGATGGAACTACTATAGCAATTGAAGAAGTTCCTGAAGGAGTAACCGAACGAGTTGAATATCTTCAGTCTCAATTAGATGAAGAAGATCATATCGTAATGCGCCCACATTTAGAACAAAGGTTAGCTCTTCTAAACGGAGGAGTATCCATTGTGTATGTAGGCGGGGATACCGAAGTTGAAGTTTCTGAAAAGAAAGATAGAGTTGATGATGCTATACACGCAGTTCGCGCCGCAAAGAAAGAAGGTATTTTACCTGGAGGTGGTGCAGCGTTAAGTTATGTATCTGCATTAACAAAGTTAACGGGCTCTAACGAAGGTGAAGAAGTTGGCATTAATATTATTAGAAATGCTTTGCATTCTCCATTTATGCGTATACTTCAAAATGCTGGATTGAATCCAGGCGATTATGAAGTAGAAGGATGGGGATACGGTGTTGACGTTATTGACGGAAAAGTTAAAGATATGCGTAGAGCAGGGATTATTGATCCACTGCTAGTTACCAAGTCTGCATTATTAAACGCTTCTTCGGTAGCTACAACTATTCTTTCAACTGATTGTGTAATCTCAAATATCCGCGACTATGAAAGCAATAGGTAAGTACATCGTAATAACAGAAATTAAAGAAGATTTAAAAAAGACAGAAGGAGGCTTATTATTAGCCGAAAGTCATAGAGAAGATATAAGATATAGGACAGCAGTAGTTAACTCCATAGGGACCTCCGTAGAGGGTATACAAGAGGGTGACACTGTTTGGTACGATAGGCATGCGGGACATTCTATAGAAATTGAAAACAATTTGTTTTCAGTTATACAAGAAAGGGATGTGGTAATAGTTTTATAATGGATCGTTCAGATTTTTTAGAGCGGGGCGAAGTGAAAGTTGATTTTTTAAAATACTACAGACTCGTATCAAGATGGGCATGCAAAGAAAATGATTTAACTATATCTGATCTTGAACTATTGTTTTATCTAGATCCTATTAAATATTTTACAATACAAGATTTTAAAGACGGGACGTTTTATTATCACTGGGATAAAATGCGATTTTATAGATTGCAAAAAGAAGGTTGGATAAATAAAATACATAAAGGTAACGGAAGACTTGGAGACCACAATAAATACACTGTGAGCTCCAAGGGTCACCGTTTAATTAAACGTATATATAAAATACTTATAGGACAAGAAACATTACCAGAATCAGCTAGGCGAAGTAAAATAATGCAAAGAAAAACCTACGTTGATAAAGTGTATTCCCAAGCAATTAAAAAATTTAACAAAGAGAACTTAAATGGCTAGAATAAGCACATACGAACAAGATTCCACGCTAAACAAGCAAGACAAAGTATTAGGTACTGATTCAAGTACCGGTAGTACTAAGAATTTTACGTTAGATTCTATATTAGGACTTGTAAACGAAGAAAACCTTGTTGAGGTATTTGATGGCGCAGCGTTTGAGTTTCAAGACTACGTTGACCCGGCAAACGATCCAGAAGGTGTAGTTAATTTAAATGCAGGATCAGCAGCAACAGCTGCTTTTAGTGCTATTAATACTCTATACATTAGTGTTAAAGATAGGTCTGGTAATTCATTAGCAGAGTACCTTGAAAACGCTGACAACGATTTTATAAAAATTAGCAAAACTGATAACTTAAACCAGTTTGGTATCTATGAAGTTACCGCTATAACTGATTTTGGAAACTCAAAATATAAAAAATTAACCCTAACACCACGTGGTACTAACGGCACTTTTAATGTAGGGGATAAGTACTTCGTAGCAAATTACTCTGCTTTATACGATCAAGACTTTTCAGATGATTCTATAACAGAGTTTGGGGATGTAAGTGATAACTTCTTTACAGGCACAGGCATATCTCAATTGACGAGCGCAGGTTCTGGGGCTATTATAACACAAGCAGAAAGAAATTCTTTAGCTGGTATAGCGGACGCATTGCTGCACAGTGATGTGGTAAACAACCTAGCTAGCACAGCCGTAGACGTACCTTTATCCGCAGCGCAGGGTAAAGCGCTAAAAGATTTGATAGACGCTATTAATACTCTTTTAACAAGCGATGAGGTTACTTTAGATACTCTACAAGAAGTTGTTGATTACATAGAAACAAATAGAACAACGCTGGATAATTTAGCTATATCTAATATAACTGGTTTACAAAATGCTTTAAACTCTAAGGAGGATTCTGTAGTGGGCAAAGGTTTATCTGCTAATGACTTTACAGATGCTCTTTTGTCGAAGTTAAACGGTATTGCAACAGAAGCTGAAGTAAACGTTCAATCTAATTGGGCAGCTGTTTCTGGTGATGCTTTTATTCAAAACAAGCCAACTGATTTAACTAATTTATCTTTATATAATGTTACAGGATTAGCTGACGTTACTAGCGCTGGGTCTGGTCAGATAATAACTGGCGATGAAAGAACTAAGTTAGGCGGTATTGCTACCGGTGCTCAAGTAAATGTAAAGCCAAACTGGACAGCCGCTGCGGGTACAGATGCAGAAATATTAAATAAGCCGACACTAGCGCCGTCCAATGCCGAACAAAACGTTCAGTCGGATTGGGGTGAAGATGATACTAATTCAGATGCACACATATTAAATAAGCCATCTATAGCGTCAAGCACAACAACAATACAAGTTGCTGGTACGGCTAATGAAATAGAAGTCTCTCCAGCAGGAGCTCAAGACTTATCTGCGAATAGAGTGTTTACGGTAGGGCTACCTAATGACGTAACCGTAACAAGTGATTTAACGGTAGGCGAAACAATAGAGTTAAGTAACTCTCAGTCAATCACACCTTCATTTGATAACGGTTTGTACTATTCCACTGAAGACGGGCATGATACATTGCACTTCAGATACCATGGGCAAGACCTAAGCATAGATCACTTAACTGAAAACATTCCTACTGGTATACTTAATGGGGGTGTGTTATCAACAAACACCTCAACTACTTTTGATATAGGAGCAGGTGACGGTATAATAAACGTATTAAATAAAAACAATTCAGATCCTCACCCGGAAATAAAGAAAATTGAGTGGGCAGCTACTACGGTTACCCACACACTAGGTGACGCTGGAAATGCAGATCAGTTAAACACCTGGATATATATTGATCAAACAGGAGCCGTTCAACAAACTTTGTCTAATCTCACCCCTGGTATTTGGAGAAACAATATAGTGATTGGGTCTGTTATACATTCTTCTAACACTATTAGATTTGTTAGAACATTCCCAAGAACAGCATATTCAAGTGGTAACACATATGCTGAATTTGTAGAAATATTTGGACCTCTTAAAAAGTCTGGTCACTTATTAACAGTGCACCCTACTAATTTAATGCGACTAAATAGAGCGAGCGGTGAATCTTTTGCGTTGGGTAGAAACTACGTGGTGGATCCATTGAATCCTTCTTTAATATCTGATGGAGCAAGTACTCCGGTATTTCACAGATACTCAAGCACGTCTACCGGATTTACTAAAGACAACGGTGTTGGTGGTGCAGGTTTTACTGCTATAGACCCCACTAAATATGATAACAACGGTACATTAACGAGCATGTCCTCTGGTCAGTATAGTGTGCAAAGATTATATCACTTCCCTAATAACACAAATGTTATTGTTGCTTATTATGGAAAAGCAGAGTACTCTAGTATTGACGAGGCTGAAAAGAATTACTTATTAGAAAATTTTCAAGAAGCAAACAACACTTCTACTCAGGCAATTTATTTAGGAGCGCTGATTGTTAAAGGAAATGCAACTGACTTGTCTAATTCAGGGCAAGCAAAAATATTAACAGGAGGTATATTCAGAAGCTTAACAGCAGCTAACCTAGGAGGAGTAGCGGCTGACTCATCCTTGAGTGACCTAACTGATGTTAATGTAACAGGACCATCCAATGGTCAAGTTTTAAAATACAACTCTACAACAGGCTTGTTTGAAAACCAAGCGGATGCTGGAGGTATACAGCTAACAGATTTATCTGTAGGAACCGAGGGGACGCCATCAGGAAATGGCAGCGTGGAATACAATAACACAACAGGTGTATTCACTTACACTCCCCCAGACGCTAGTGGTTCTGTTGCAGGTACTACAGGTAAAATAGCTAAATTTACAGGGGCAAACGCTGTTGGAGATTCTTTAATTTCCGAAACAGAAAGCGTATCAGCTGTATCTTTAACTAAAGTAACTGGGTTTAGTGGAACAGGATTTGCTACATTTCATTCGCAAAGTTTAGGAGGAGGAAGTGCTACGGCAACTGTAGATTGTTCAAGTGATCCGTTTGGCGAATCCCCAGGAGATGTTACTTTTATAAATTTAATATTTGCATCTACAAGCGACGCTGACTCTTTTAGAAATAAATATAGTATTCCTGCTCCTTCATCAGGAGTGGATGCTACATCGCTAGCTACTCAAACAACCTTTAGTTTTACTTTTACCAACGGAGCTTCTTTGGTTTTTACACAACCAGCAGGTGGTATATTTCAAAATGACGCCCAGCAGATTCAGTTAGGTAAAAGATATCAAGCCTTGCCTGGGGTAACCGGGGGCGATACACTGTCTTACGTTAGTGGTAGTGGTAGTATTACAACTGGAGACGTATTAACGGCTGTAGCCGCTTCAACTGGCAGTGTAGAAATAGATACCCAGTTGGACATGGCTACAAATAAAATAGTAAATGTAGTCGACCCAACTGCTGATCAAGATGTAGCAACAAAAGCATATGTTGACGCTAACTCAAGTACCCCAGGTGGAACTGTAGTAAAGAAAACTTTTTCAGGTGACGGGTCTAACAGGGATTTTCTTTTAGACGATGCTATAGCTGCTAAATCTAATGTTGATGTGTATGTTAATGGTGTATACCAATTCCCCTCTAATTACGAGGTAAGCGGATCAACTGTTACGTTTGACACAGACGCAATACCAGCTTTAGGGACAGACAATGTGAGTATTACACATGTAGTTGGAACAATCGCTACAGAAGGCTCTTCAATGCAGAAGACATCTTTTATAGGAGATGGAACAACAACTACTTTCTCCTTAAGTGATACGCCTCAAGCGAAGTCGTTTACAATAGTACATGTCCAAGGTATTTATCAGGAGTCTAGTACTTACAGTATATCAGGCAGTAGCATAGTGTTTACAACAGCTCCATCTAATGGACATACAGTGGAGGTTACCTTTATAGCTGGTACAATAAGCGTTGCTAGTTTAGATGTTGGTTCTCAAACTGTAAATAGTTTTACAGGTACAGGTTCAACTACATCATTTGATTTAGGTGCTAACGCTGTTTCAGATAAGAATTACACAGACGTATATATAAATGGTGTTTACCAAGCTAAAGACCAGTATGAGTTAAGCGGTACAAATATAGTGTTTGACACTGCACCTCAAAATGGTTATAGTATAGAAGTAAAATGTCATTCAGCATCTGCTTCTAATGTTACTAACTCTACAACAATGGCTAGCGATGTATTCACAGCCGACGGAGCAACCTCAACTTTTACTTTAGTTAACGGTTCTCCTGTTAGTGAAGACTTCACAATGGTTTTTGTGAGTGGTATTTACCAGCAAAAGTCAGCTTATAATTTAATAGGAAGCGATATTGTTTTTCAAGGGGAAAATCCTGCGGAAGATGATACAATAGAAGTTATATCATTATCTTCATTAAATAATATGAGCTCTCCTGTTTCTAGCGTTAATGGCCAAACAGGAGCTGTTGTTATTGATAGTGGCGTAACAAGCGTAAACGGGCGTATAGGCGCGGTAGTAACGACCGTTTCTGATTTATCACTAACCTCAGCAGATATACCAGGAGTGATAGACACAAGCGATGGCACAACCGGCTTAACATTTTGGACAGGCACACAAGCTGAGTACGATGCTTTATCCGCGTATGATTCAACTAAATTATATTTTATAACATAATGGGATTTAAAATTGGCAGTACAGATTTTACAAAAGCATATTTAGGAGCAACAGAAATAGATAATATTCAGCTTGGTCAGAGTGAAATATATTCATCTTCATCTATAGTTACGGATGGCCTTGTGCTAAACCTACAGTCCGATCAATTTAGTGGCTCTGGAACAAATTGGCCCGATTTAAGTGGCTCCAATGCAACAGCGACACTAAGTACAAGCGGTTTTGCTAGTAGCTATTTTGGCACATACGGAGGTGTTGATAATGTTTTATTTTTTCCAGGTAATGCTAGTTATTATGCAACTGTAACAAACAACGCTGCTTTTAACTTTTCTTCAGCACAGTCAATCTACATATTGTCATATCCGTTAAGCAATACGAATAGGCAAAATTATTGGGATCAAGCATATGGCGGGGAAGGTACCTGGACTAGAGAAGGTAATGGTGGAATTAATTGTTATTTTGGTACCAGCGGTGCAAATGCGAATAATTACGAGGGATATGGCAGCGGAACAAGTATAACTTTAAATGCTTGGCAAAGCTGGTGTTTTACAAGAAATTCTAGCACCACGCACTGGTATAAGAACGGGGCTCAAACAGCATCAAAAAATGTTGTTTATGGACCACCTCCTAATACAGATCAAAATATTCGGATTGGGCGTGGTTATACAAATCAAGGCTTGGACGCTTATGTGTTTGCGGTATTAGCCTACACAAAAAAACTAAGCCAAGCTGAAGTGCAGGCAAATGACGACTTTTTTAATAATAAATTAAGCTTATCTTTATAATATGGCATTAACAAAAATAACATCAGGAGTCGTAAGTGGAGAGTTTTCTTCATCAACTCCCTTAACATCAGCAGCAACTGTTGATATAGATTGGAATAGCTCTAAGGTGTTTACTTTAACGCCTAACGAAGCAATAACATTAACCTTTAGTGATTATAAAGTAGGTATGGTAAAAGTACTAGTAGCTACCGGAGCGGCGGGCTCAGGAGCACTAACTTTCCCATCAGAAGCTATTGATTTAGCAGGCACTGCTTTCGATAACACTAGTGGTGTAAAAAACTTTATTCAAATGATCTGCACGTCAGATTCAGGTAATGGGGAATTCTTTTACACTATAACTCAACCGTCAACATAATATGTTAGGCGCAAGTTTATTATCCGGACCTTTAGCTGGCCAAGCGGGAAGTGATACAGACCCATTTGGGGACAATTCATTGCTTACTTTATATGAGTTTAACGGCGACACTGTTGATGCTACCGGAGGCGTGAACGCTTCTGGTGGGGGCAATTATGTTAGCGGCTTGTTCGATCAAGCTGTCTCATTAGGGCCGTCTGCTAATAAGGTTGTTGGGCATCGTGGTATATCTTACGGTCACACTGTAAGCATGTGGTTTAAACCAGACGTTAGTAATTGGTCAAGCGACAGACTATTTAGAATATTTACTCAACATCAGAATCAATATTATTATTGGAGCTACTTTGGCGTTGACTATAGTGCAAGTGATGACGCTTTTAGAGTTACTATGAATGTTAGGATACCTACTACCTATAGATATTGCAATACCGGCTATACTGTTCAATTCAACAAAACAGACTGGAATCTCATTACTTTTTCATTTGTTTCAGCCACAGATTATCAATATTCTATAAACGGACAACCTATGGCTGTTTGCCCCTTCGCAGTAGGTAACGGAACGCCCGCTGCTCTTGTAAGTAACGTTAATTGGATTGGTGGGATTTGGAGTAATAATGTCGCTTATTATGGTGAAAGCTTTTCAGCAGACAGATATAGACATTTTAACAGGCAATTAACATCAGGAGAAATTTCAACGCTATATAACGAAAAATAAACAACATGGCACAAACAAAAGTAAAAAGCGGTTTACTCGAAGGAGTCGCTACTACAGTAACACCTGCATCTGGAGCCGCTACTTGCGATTTTAGTGCAGCGGATATATTTAATATAACTATAACTGAAGCAACAACATTAACCTTTACAAACCCTCAATTAGCAGCGGTTAAGGATATTGTTGTGACAGGTGAGTTTGCGGTTACATTGCCATCATCGGTTAGAGAGGTAACGGGAAATACAGTTGACGCAGCTGGAGTAACTTTAATACAAGTTCTCTGCGTTGACGCGACTACACCTGTATATTACGCATCAATAGGAACAGCAGCAGTATAATGAAAGCAAGATTAGAAAGTGGTAAGGTTGTAAAGTACAATACTATACCAAAAACATTAAAGAGTACATCAGGAGAAACTACTTTAAAGGCAAATACTTTGTCTGATTCTAAACTTAAAGAATTAGGGTTCTATCCTGTAATTACTCCAAGTTATAATAACGTAACTCAAAGTATAACTAATTTACACTTTGATAGCGCTTACGAACATCCTGGTTTTGATTCTGAAACAGAAATACCAGTAGAGTGTTTTGTTTACGACGTTGTGGATAAAGATTTAGGTGATATAGCTGATTTAAAAGCTGATAAAATATCACAGTTAAAAGCAAGTGCTAATGTTGAGTTTGCAAAAACTGACTGGGTAGTTGTTAGGAATGCGGAGAAAGGCACTGCAATACCAGCTGAAATAACTACTAGACGTGATGCAATTAGATCAGCAGTAGACACAAAAGAAACAGCTATTAATGCTTTAACAGATAAAGAAGCTGTAATTACATTCGATATATCTTTATAATATGATTAATAAACAACTCATAAATCTATCATCACCTGCTACTAGCGGAGGCGGGAGTGGTAATCAAGAAGAAGGATTAATCTTACACTTAGATGCTAATGATGTAGATAGCTACGATGGAGATGGTACAGAATGGGTTGATATAACTAACCACGAATATACGCCTACTACCAATGTATCGGAACATTTTAATACTGTTACTTATACTGGAACAGGTACAACGAACCCAATTACGGTCGGGTTTCAGCCAGATTTAATTTGGATAAAAAATAGAGACCAAACTGATTCTTACGCTATTGTTGATTCGGTAAGAGGTATTACATCTCCTGCACCTTACCTTGCATCAAACGAAACCAATGCAGAAGCAACATCTACTAATATGCCTACGTCTGTTCAGTCAGATGGTTTTACAATAACTGGAAGCGGCGGTAGAACTAACACAAGTGGAGAGGATTATGTTGCTTGGTGTTTTAAAGCAGGGGGTGCTCCTAGTGGTTCTGATAAAGTAAGTATAGATGGAACGTCTTATGCCACTATAAGCACAGCTGAATTAACAGATGGAACTATACCTATTGATAAATTAAGCGTTAATACTAATCTAGGCTTTAGCATAGTTTCTTACAATGGTAATCAAGTTTCAAATGCAACAGTTGCTCACGGATTAGGTGTAAAGCCTGAATTGATTATTGTAAAGAATTTACAGTCGGCTGTATCTTGGGGTGTTTGGACTACTGGAATATCAGATAGTGAAGTTCTTAGACTTGACCAAATAGCAGCAAAAACAACCCCTGCAACTGCTTATTTTGAACCTCAAAACAATACCAGTAATTTTTTCAGTCTTGGAACAAATGATGAAACTAATCACAATGACGATTACATAGCTTACTGCTTCGCTTCTAAAAGAGGTGTAAGTAAAGTAGGTAGTTACGTAGGAATAAGCGGAAGTCAAAAAATATACACGGGATTTGAGCCATCTTTTATTTTAATAAAAAAAACAAATACTTCAACTAATGGAGATTGGGCTGTTTTTGATAATGCTAGAGTTAATGGAACTGTAAAAGGACAATTATATCCCAGTGTAAATTATGCTGAAGAAAACAGAGATGGCTTAATATCTTTTAACAGAGATGGTTTCACACTAGAGAATAATACAGTTGGTCAAGTACATACAAGCGGACATAGATACATCTACTACGCAATAGCTAAAAACACTAACGAAACATCTCTTATACCAGATACTGATTTAGAGTTACATTTAGATGCAGCTAGTTTCCCAGAAAAAGGGGAAAGCGGATATAGTAATACTCCATCTACTTGGACTGACTCTAGTGGAAATAGCAATAATGGTACTATCACAGGAGCTACGTTTGATTCCGAATTAGGCAACTATTTAGATTTAGACGGCTCTAGCGATAAGATAACTTTTGGTTCATCTGCTATAACTGCATTCAATTCAAATAATAGAACGGTAGAATTTTGGTTTAAATCTGATGACCTTTCAGCTACAAAAGTGATTTTTATTGCAGATGGAAGTGGTTATAGTTATGGAAGAACAACAATAATAACAACATCATCGGGTAACATTCAAGTGATGATTGGTAACAACGGGTCTTATCCGAATGTGTCTATAAGTGCAAATACTTGGTATCATTTTGCAGTTTCTAAAAGTGGAACTAGCTATGAAGCGTTCTTAGATGGAGAATCAATAGGTACTGCTATCGCAAATACTTGGAACGATACAGTTGCTAGTCAGCTTAAAATAAGCGGAAATTTAAGCTCAACTTATCCTTTCGATGGGCAGGTAGGGCAGTTAAGATTATACTCTTCAGCACTTACACAAGACCAAATAAGACAAAACTATAACTTTACTAAGCCTAACTATCCTAATGGGTTTGATGGAGATATAAGCGGTGCTACCTGGAATTCCGCAGGTTACTTTCAGTTTGATGGTAGTAACGATGAAATAGAATTAACTTCATCACACCCTTATAGTAGCAACGCTGTACAAACTAATAGCGTAAAGTCAATAACGGGTTGGGTTAAGTTAGACTCTGGAACTAGAGCAATGCTTTATTCAATATCTTCAACTGCAAACTCAAACTATTATTTTACCTGTCAAGTTAGAAATGATAGTAATGGAGTTTTTATGCAATGTAGAGATGGAGGCACTACTAATTCATTTATAGACAAAGCAACAAACTCAGCTCCAGATTCTAATTGGCATCACTATGTATTTCAAATAGACGGAGATGAAAGACAGATATATATTGACGGAGTAAAAAGAACACTCACAAAAGATAATAGAGGTACAGCAACAGATAGTAGTTGGATTTCTTATCCTACTTATTCATCATCTGCAAAACATAAGATACAAAAAGGTAGGGAGATTTCAGCTTATTATGGTACTGGAAAAGTTAGTAAAGTTAAACACTATACCAAACCGTTAACACAAGCGGAAATAACAGCTTTATATAACGAAGGAGAATAATGGCTAAAAAAAAATTTAAGGATACAGACGTTGGGAAATTTTTACTACAGAAAATTCCTGGCGTTGTAGGTGCCATAGCGGGAGATACTCCAGTGGGTAGTGTGATCAAAGCTATTATAGGCGGATCTGATATGCCACCGGAAGATAAAGATATTGCTCTTAGAAAATTAGAAAAAGAAATACACGAATTTGATGGTATAACTAGAAGATGGGTTGCGGACGCAAGAAGTGGATCGTGGCTTTCATCTAATGTACGTCCATTAACATTAGCGTTCCTTACGATCGCTTTTGTAATTGGATGGTGGTATCAATTAGAAGGACTTGACACAGTAAAATCACTTTTACAAATAGTTTTCATGGGATACTTCGGTTCTCGTGGTTTTGAGAAAGTGATGGGAAATAATAAACACAAATGACATTACCAGACCTAAAGATTTACGGATTGAATATTACGGCATTAGTAGCTAGCTCAAGCGTTGCAGAAGGGGTAAACCCAACTCTACAAACAGCGGTACTTTTATTAACTATACTATATACATCAATAAACATTTATAAAAAACTTAAATAATATGAAATTGAAATACTTTAACGATCAAGATGATTTTAAAGGTAATATGGATAAAATGGATCCAAAGCTTTTAGGCATGCTTGATGCTCTTAGAAAAGAGTATGGCTACCCTATAGTGCTTAATTCATCTTATAGATCACCAGATCATCCTATTGAAGCTAAAAAAGATAAGCCAGGGGAGCACGCATATGGTGCTGCTGTGGATATCAAATGTATAGGTGGTGAAGCAACGTTTAAACTAGTTGCCGCTGCTATTAAATGCGGGTTTAGACGTATAGGTATTTCAAGAAAAAGTAATTTTGTTCACGTAGGCATTGGTTATCCAGGGGCACCTGAAACCACTATTTGGACTTACTAAAATAAATACAATGAAATTAATTAGAAAAATAAGCATAGGTCAAGATTATAAAAACGAAGCTATGCATTACTCTGTAGGCCAAGACGTTTATGGAGGCCATACCATCTGTGATATAATGGACAAAGAAGATGGCTATCATATATACATACAAAAAGATGGAGCTCAATTACCGTGGAAACACTTTAATAAGAATATGGCTGTGTCAATTGAATATAACTTAGATTATTAAATGAGATCCTTATACAATTATATTATATCTACTGAAAGTCGCTATAACAACAAAACAGATATTGGCGACAAAGAACTCATATTAAACACTGAGATAACTGAGCGCGATTATCATTTTGTAAATAGAATAGGCAGGGTAGAAAGCACACCTATAAATTTCAATCTACCTATTAAAAAAGGAGATGAAGTTATAGTGCATCACAATATCTTTAGAAGATGGTTTGATGTTAGAGGGGTTGAACGTAATTCATCTGCTTTTATAGATGACAACAAGTACTCCGTTTATTACGATCAAATATTTGCATATAAAAGAAATGGAAAATGGGAAGCATTGCCGGATTATTGTTTCGTAAAGCCTTTACCAAACGAAGACAAATGGAGCGTTTTAAGCGAGCGAAAATTAGCAGGCGAGTTAACTTATACTAATGACTATTTAAAGTCTTTAGGGTTATCCCAAGGAGATATAGTGGGGTTTACTCCATCCTCAGAATATGAGTTTAACATAGATGGTGACAAATTATATAGAATTTTATCAACAGACTTAACTATCAACTATGGACATAAAGAAAAAACGACAACAACTACTAAAAGCTTCTGAGAATGCAATTAACGAACTTATCAAAGTAATGGATAAGAAAATGGATATAGACGAAGTAGATCCAGAAAAAGTTAAAATCTCAGCATCAGCCTATAGATTAGCTATGGAAGATGCCATGGCTATGATGGCTAAAGTAGAAGAGTTAGAGGCTTTGAACAAAGATAATAAAAAAGAAAAGCGAGAGTTTTTTGGTGTGGAGGGCCGCGCTAAATAATGTACAAGCAGACACTATATGCTATACACACGGATCATCTTAATAAAAAAAATGTTAAGAGCGATAACAGGTATAAGAAGTTTAAATACGGATATAATTTAGATCTAGACTGTGTTATTATTAGCAAAGACGGAACTTTAGGCGATATATACGAAGTGCAAGGTTTAAGAATTGGATTACCAGCAGCTCCTAAAGATGTAGAAGGTTACAAGTTAAAAACTAAAGATCAAGTCTTTACTAAAACAATAAGGCCTGCATCTTTAGATAAAATAAAAACAGTATATGATTTTAAATTACTTCCAGAAGATACTAGAGAAAAGTATTACGACTATATTGATAATGAGTATAATCGTCGCAGCGACGGGTACTGGTTCATGTGCAATGGCACCCCGTGTTACATTACAGGGTCACACTATATGTACCTCAACTGGACAAAAATCGACGTGGGATCACCGGATTTTAGACAAGCAAACAGAATTTTTTATTACTTCTGGGAGGCATGCAAGGCTGATTCAAGAAGCTATGGCATGTGCTACCTCAAGAATAGAAGGTCGGGCTTCTCATTTATGGGAAGTTCAGAGACTGTTGACCAGGCTACGGTTACGAGAGATTCAAGATTCGGAATTCTCTCTAAGTCTGGAAGCGATGCTAAGAAGATGTTCACAGATAAGGTTGTACCAATATCAGCAAACTACCCCTTCTTCTTCAAGCCGATCCAGGACGGTATGGAAAGACCAAAAACGGAATTATCCTATAAGACTCCGTCCAGAAGACTTACAAGAAGCACCGTTAACGAGGCCTCTGGAGAAACTCAAAAAGGTCTCGACACCACGATCGACTGGAAGAATACAGGAGACAACTCGTATGACGGTGAAAAATTAAGATTACTAATACACGATGAGTCCGGTAAGTGGGAAAAACCTGATAATATACTTAACAATTGGCGTGTAACAAAAACCTGCTTAAGGCTAGGTGCTAAAATTGTAGGTAAGTGCATGATGGGGTCTACTTCAAACGCTTTGGATAAAGGAGGTAGTAATTTTAAAAAACTATATAATGACTCAAACGTTAAGAAGCGAAATCGCAATGGGCAGACTACTAGTGGATTATATTCTTTGTTCATACCAATGGAATGGAACTACGAGGGATTCATTGATAAATATGGATATCCTGTTTTCGATAGTCCAGAAAAGCCTATTGAAGGAATCGATGGAGAACTTATCTATATCGGAGTTATCGAGCATTGGGAGAATGAAGCAGATGGGCTTAAAGGAAATGATGATGCTTTAAATGAATTTTATCGTCAGTTCCCAAGATATGAAAAGCACGCTTTTCGCGATAAGACTACTGATTCTATATTTAATTTAACAAAAATATACCAACAAATAGATTTCAATGAAGAGATGATAATGAGCGGGTATGTAACTAGAGGCTCGTTTCAATGGCGAAATGGTGTTAAAGATACACAAGTTGAATGGCATCCAAATAAAGACGGCAGGTTTAGGTTGTCATGGATACCTCCGGTTGAAATGCAAAATAATGTAGTAATTGAAAACGGTATTAAGTATCCTGGTAATAAAGACCTAGGCGCTTTTGGGTGTGATAGTTACGATATTAGCGGTACAGTAGGAGGGGGTGGCTCTAATGGAGCACTACACGGTTTAACAACTTTTTCTATGCACCCTGACGTACCTTCTTCTCAATTTATATTGGAATACGTTGCAAGGCCTCAAACAGCAGAAATATTTTTTGAGGACGTGCTTATGGCTATTGTTTTTTACGGTATGCCAATACTAGCAGAGAATAACAAACCTAGACTTTTATATCATTTAAAAAGAAGAGGTTATAGAGGTTACTCTATGAACCGGCCAGATAAATCCAGAAATAAACTTTCTATATCGGAAAAAGAATTAGGAGGTATACCTAACTCCTCAGAAGATATTAAACAAGCACATGCTGCTGCAATAGAATCTTATATAGAAAACCACGTAGGTTTAAAGGATGACGAAGATTATGGGGCAATGTATTTTCAAAGAACGCTCGAAGATTGGTCTAAATTTAATATTAACGCTCGAACAAAATACGACGCTTCTATTAGTAGCGGACTAGCTATAATGGCTTGTCAACGACATCTATATGCTCCACGTTCAGCAAGAGAAGTAAAAAAAATAAACTTTGGATTTTCAAAGTACAACAATAAAGGATCAAACAGTAAATTAATACAATAAAGATGGCAGAATCTACAGGATATGTAACTCAGTTTCCCAGCCAATCAGTTAGTGATGCTAAAAAATCAAGCATGGACTACGGAAAGGAAGTGGCTCTGGGTATCCAAAATGAATGGTTTAGAAAAAATTCCGGAACAGGGAGGTTTATTCAAAACCAACGCGATTTTCATAAATTACGTTTATACGCTCGCGGCGAACAGTCTATACAAAAGTATAAAGATGAGTTTTCAGTAAACGGGGACTTGTCGTATTTAAACTTAGATTGGAAACCGGTGCCTATTATACCTAAATTTGTAGATATCGTAGTTAACGGAATGCAAGATCGTTTATTCACGGTCAAAGCGTTTGCTCAAGACCCTACCTCGGTTAAAGAAAGAACTGATTTTGTAGAAGGCGTACAAGAAGATATAATAACTAAAGATTTTATTGAAGAGGTTGACAGTACTTTAGGCATCGATGTCAGGAATGTAGCCAGAGAGGGAGCTCCCGGCAGCGAGGATGAGTTAGAGCTTTATATGCAAATTGCGTATAAACCCTCCTTAGAAATTGCTCACGAGATGGCTATTGACAATATTTTTAGACGTAATAATTATCACGAGATTAAAAAAAGAGTTGATTACGACCAAACTGTATTAGGAATTGGAGCGGCTAAACACTCTTTTAATAATACTGATGGAATAAAAATAGATTATGTAGATCCCGCTAATTTAATTTATTCTTACACAGAGGATCCTAACTTTGATGATGTGTATTATTTTGGAGAAATAAAACAAATAAAAGTAAATGAACTTAAAAAACAGTTTCCTGGTTTATCAAATGAAGAGTTTGAGGAGGCTACTAAAAGTTCTACTAATTATAATAATTACGATTACACCAATAATGATTCTGCTGATGCTGTAGACTCTAACACACTAACAGTTATGTATTTCAACTGGAAGAGTTGGGAGAAGAGCGTTTATAAAATAAAAGAAACATCTACAGGCGCTAAAAAAGCAATTAAAAAAGATGATACTTTTAATCCACCTAAAGATGCTAGAACACGTTTTGAAAAAGTGGCTCAAGCAAGAGAGGTTATATATGAAGGTGTTATGGTGCTCGGTGCTGATAAGCTTTTGAAATGGGAGAAAGCATCAAACATGGTTCGTCCTGATTCAAACACTAATAAAGTAATGATGAATTACGTTGTTAGTGCGCCTAGAATGTACAAGGGTAGAATTGAAAGCTTAGTGAGTAGAATGGTAACATATGCTGATTTGATTCAGTTAACGCATTTAAAGTTACAACAAGTTATACAAAGAATGACGCCATCAGGTGTTTATCTTGACGCAGATGGTTTAGCTGAAATTGACTTAGGTAATGGGACTAATTATAACCCCCAAGAGGCCTTAAATATGTATTTTCAAACAGGTTCTGTAATAGGTAGGTCTATGACAGTAGACGGAGATATGAATCCTGGTAAAATACCTATTCAAGAATTACCAGGTGGTGGTGGACAGCAAAGTTCCTTACTAATACAGTCGTATAATTATTATCTTAATATGATACGCGATGTAACCGGTTTAAATGAAGCACGTGACGGATCTGATCCTGATCCTAACGCTTTAGTAGGAGTACAAAAGCTTGCAGCCGCCAACTCTAATACAGCAACAAGACACATATTATATAGTTCATCTTATATAACAACAACTTTAGCTGAAGCTATTTCAATGCGTATTAAAGATGTTCTAGAATTTCATCCACAAAAAGAAGCTTTTATATCTTCTATTGGTAGATTTTCAGTAGGAGCATTGGAGGAGCTGGAAAGAATGCATCTTCACGACTTTGGTATATTTTTAGAACTTGACCCAGATGAGGATGAAAAACAACTAGTTGAAAATAATATACAGATAGCATTATCTAGAGATCAAATACATCTTGAAGATGTAATTGATATTAGACAAGTAAAAAACATAAAATTAGCAAACCAACTTTTAAAGCACAGAAGAGCTAAGAAAGAAGCTATGGACCAAGAAAAAGCAGAAAGAAATATTGCTGCTCAAAGTCAAGCTAATGCTCAAGCAGCTCAAGCAGCTGAAATGGCTAAAGCTCAAGCCGAACAAATCAAAGTGCAAGCTAAAAGCCAGCTTGCGGAAATACAAACCCAGCTTGATATTAAAAAGCTAGATAGAGAAGTAGAACAAAAAAGACAACTAATGTTCTACGAGTATGAATTAAACGCAAAGCTAAAACAAATGGAATTAGACAGCCAAAAAGAAACATCTTTAAATAAAGCGCCGTCCAATCCTGAGCCTAAAAAAGCTTTTGAGTCTAGCGGTAATGATGTACTAGGGGGTATTGATCTAAGTGGATTTGAACCACGATAAAAAACTATTAATTATTTTATATTATTAAATCATGGCAAAATGGACAGTAAAAGGGATTGTAGATGACAACCCAAAAACAAAACAAGAAACAGAACAAGCTGTTTTAGATAATGCGGTAGAGGCTGGGGAAATTGAACCAGCTTCTGCAGGCGTTGAAGAAGACGTAATTAAAGTTAATTTAGACAAATTAAATGAACCTGAAAAAGAAATCGTAAAAGAGGAAGTGCCTACCCCTGTTGAAGAAACAGAGGAACCGGTTGTCCTTGAACAAGATCAGGAAGAGTCTAACAACAGCCCTATAGAGTTAATACAAGAAGAACCAGTAGAAGATTCTACAGGTGACACAAAAGTAGACGAAAGAGCTGCTGAGGTTAATAAGCAACCAAAGCAAGTACAAACACCGGAATTACCAGAAAATATTAACAAGCTTGTTAAATTTATGGAAGATACTGGAGGCTCTTTAGAGGATTATGTTAAAATGAATAAAGATGTTTCCGAATTAAAAGACGGAGATGTATTAAGAGAGTATTACTCTCAATCAAAACCTTGGGATTCAACGGATATTAATGAATACATGGAAGACCAGTTTTCGTTTGATGAAGATGATGACCCAAGAGAAATACGCTCAAAGAAAAGAGCGTTCAAAGAAGAACTTTATAATGCTCGTAAGTTTTTTGAAACCAACAAGGAAAAGTATTACGCGGACCTTAAGTTAAGCCGCAACCAGGAAATTCCAGAAGAGTATCAAGAAGCCTACGGTGCTTATAATGATTATAAAAAAGAACAAGAAACAAATGAAAAATTAACGCAAGTTTTCTTAAATAAGACAGAGCAAGTTTTTTCAGACAACTTTAAAGGATTTGATTTTCAAGTTGGAGATAATAAATTCCGATATAAAGTAAACAATAAGTCTGAAGTAAAACAAGCTCAATCTAATATTGCTAATATTATTAAACCTTATTTAGGGGAAGACGGATCAATTTCAGATGCTAAAGGGTACCACAAAGCTATGTTTGCTGCACAAAACGCAGATAAATTAGCTCAGCATTTTTACGAGCAAGGCCGTGCCGATGCCATACGACAAAATGCAAAAGAAGCTAAGAACATTAATATGGACCCCCGACAAACCGGTGAGATTAAAACATCATCTGGGCAGAAATTCAAAGTTATTTCAGGAGATTCAAGTTCTAAACTAAAAATTAAACTTAAACAATAAAAAAATTAAGCAATGGCTTTAACTACAGGAATTGAACATTTAACACCAGCACCTTCAAAAGGACAATTATTTGCTGGAAACTACATTAGCGACTTTAACTTCGCAAACCAATTTTTACCAGACGTATACGAAAAACAAGCAGAGATCTACGGAAATCGTTCTATCTCTTCTTTCTTGCGTTTAGTATCAGCTGAAATGCCTTCTGCATCTGACGAAATCCGTTGGGTGGAGCAAGGACGTTTACACATCACTTATGATAATGTTGCTCTTAACGCTGCAACTGGAGTGTTTACAGTTACTTTCGCTAACCTACCTGACGGAACATCTGCGGGAACAGGACAAGTACCTGCTGTACGTGCAGGACAAACCATCATGGTTCAAGAAAAAGACGGAACAGGACCAGTATTAAAAGGAGTGGTAACTGTGGCAGGAGCAAACGCGTCTGCAACTACAGGAACATTTACTGCACACTGTTACGAAGCTGCAACTTGGGCTAAAACAGGATTTACTGCTGCTACAGGAGTACGTGTGTTAGTTTACGGATCTGAATTCGCAAAAGGAACTGCTGGGATGCAAGATTCTATTGAATCTGACTACATGAGCTACACTAACAAGCCAATTATCCTAAAAGATAATTACGCTGTTAACGGTTCAGACACTGCTCAAATTGGATGGATTGAAGTTACTTCTGAAAACGGTGCATCTGGATACTTATGGTATTTACAATCAGAGCACGAAACTCGCCAACGTTTTGAGGATTACTTAGAAATGTCTATGGTTGAAGCAGTTAAGAAAGCTGGTACCGTACACGCTTCTTTCCCAAGTAATGTAACTGGATCTGAAGGTTTATTCGCAGCTCTTGAAGCTCGTGGTAATGTATTTGAAAATCTTTCAGGTGACGCTGATCTTTCTGACTTTGACGTTATCTTAAAGCAATTAGACAAGAACGGGGCTATCGAAGAAAACATGATTTATGCAAATAGAGCATTGTCTCTATCTATTGATGACGGTTTAGCTTCAAAAAATTCTTACGGAGCAAGCGGTACTTCTTACGGAGTATTTAACAACTCTGAGGATATGGCTTTGAACTTAGGCTTTGCAGGTTTCCGCAGAGGTTCTTACGACTTCTACAAAACTGACTGGAAATACTTAAACGACGTATCTACTCGTGGAGGATTTACTGATATTGAAGGAACTATTATTCCAGCTGGTACATCTACAGTTTATGACCAAGATTTAGGTAAAAACATTAAGCGACCATTCTTACACGTGCGTTACCGCGCATCTGAAGCTGATGATCGCAAAATGAAAACTTGGATTACAGGTTCTGTAGGAGGAGCTTATACTTCTGATGTTGATGAAATGAGAGTTAACTTCTTATCTGAAAGATGTTTAATTACTCAAGGAGCTAACAACTTCTTCTTATTGAAAAAATAAGAAATAACAATTAGGATATTCCCTCTGCTCCGGCAGGGGGATATTTTATTATTAAATTATATATTATGAAAAACTGGGAAATTAAAGATAGAACTTATATGTTGACCGGAGGATTATCTCCTTTAACATATATTATTAAATCAAAGGGAATACTTTGGTTTGATGAAAAACAAGGTTTACAGCGTGAAATTAGATATGCAGCTAACCAAAAGTCTCTTTTTAGAGATGAACAGGACGACTACGCTCGTATGGAGCACGTTGTTTTTGAAAATGGAGTGTTAACAGTTCCTAGAAGTAAAACATTACTTCAGCAGTTGTTATCAAAATATCATCCAGAAGCAGGTAAAAAATGGCAAGAACTTGATCCTCAAAAAGACGCTATCGATGATGTAGAAATGATTGAAATTGAACTTGAAGCTATGCGTTTAGTTCAAGAGCTTGAAATCGAACATTTAGAAGCTATTCTTAGAACAGAGGTCGGCTCTGATATTAACTCAATGTCTTCTAAAGAAATTAAAAGAGATTGTTATTTATTCGCTAAAAATGAACCTCAATTGTTTATTGAAATAGCTAATGACGAAGATATAAAACTTAGAAACTTAGCTAATAGAGCAGTTGAAACAAGTATAGTTAATTTAACTGACGACAATACTGTTTTCAAATGGGCGTCTAATGGTAAAAAAATTATGACTGTTCCGTTTGATGAACACCCATATACAGCGTTTGCACGATTCTTAAAAACAGATGAAGGAGTAGACGTTATGAAAGCTATCACAAAAAAGCTTTCATAAAACACCAGGCTACAGCTATTGATTTAGCTGTGGTCATCTAATAAATAAATAAAACCAATGGTAAGTATAGACAAAGTTTATAAAACAGTGTTAAACATCCTTAATAAAGAGAATAGAGGGTATATTGTTCCTAGGGAATTCAATACGCTAGCTAACCAAGCCCAGAATGAAATTTTTGAAGCTTATTTTTCAAAAAGAAATTATGCGGTAACAAACAATTCAGACTATTCTGACATTAGACAGAACATTGAAGAAAAAATTGCTTTGTTTGAGAATGAAGAAACTGTTGATCAAGCTACTTTTTCAAACGCTGAAGGTAACACTACTAATAGTTATTTTTCTTTTCCTAGCAACTTTTATAGATTAGGCAACGTATCTTCTAGTGGTATATTAGTTGAAGAAGTTTCTAATAAGAAAATAAACTTTATAAATAGAGCCCCGCTAACCAAACCTACTATTAATAGCCCTGTTTACGTTAGACACGAAGGAGGGTTTGTTTTATACCCGACTACAGGTATAACAAGCACTTTAGTTAGCTATATAAGAAAACCCGCCGAACCAAATTGGATAGGAGGAACATCTGGAGGCCAGGTAGTAGCTAATGAAAGTGCTACAGGTTATCAAAACTTTGAGTTGCATGATTCCGAATTTCATAATTTAGTAATTAAAGTTTTAGCATATGCAGGAGTTATAATAAGAGCAGCTGACATAACACAAGTAGCGGCAGCAAAAGATCAACAAATACAACAAGCTGAAAAATAATGGCAGAATCAAGAAAACTATACAACGAAAGAGGATATTACGCTAAACACCAAGGTGACACAGCTAATGTGCCTACAGATTTTGAAGGATTAGGGTACTACAGAAGAACAAACTTGGAAGATGCAGTAAACAACTTTATTGTTGCCTACGTGGGTGACGATAAAGCTTTAGCTAAGGTGCCTAGGTATGAAGTTGAGTTTTGGGCACAAAGAGGGGTGCAAGAGTTTAGCTATGATATTCTTAATAGTGATAAAAGCATTGAGCTTGAACTTAGTGACGCTCTAACGTTTGCTATTCCGCAAGACTACGTAGACTATGTAGCAATTTCACGAGTAGAAAAAGACGGTAGTAAGACTAGGCTTATAAATAGCAGAAAAGCAAACAACCCTAAAGCACCTATACAAAACTCTGATTACGAAATAACATTTGACTCTGACGACGACATATTAGCTAGTTCTGCTTCTGAGACTGTAGGTAGATTTAAAAATACTAGTAATTATATAGAGACCGCTGAGCAGGAGAATAATAGGTATAATGATGATGATTACCCTTATTCTAATAAAAGATATGGAGGTAATCCCGAGGACATGAACTCAGAAAGCACATTTTTTGTAGATAAAGTTAACGGTATAATCTATTTTGACGGGACGGTTAAAAAAGACAGTTTAATCATTTTAGACTATATTTCTGATGGCTTAGCAGACAACGGGGATCTAACTAAGGTTTACATACCAAAGCTCGCTGAGGATGCTCTATATGCTTATATATTATATAATTTATCTAAAGTTAGACCTACACTCGCGGGTATAGTGCCTTTATATAAAAAAGAAGCTAGCTCTAAGATGAGAAATGCTAAAATAAGGTTGTCTAATTACAATCTTCCAGAACTAGCTCAAGTTTTAAGAGGCAAGTCAAAATGGATAAAACACTAAACATATACCTTTTGCTATATTTATGCAATATATATTATATAAATATAATATATGCAGTTAAATGTAGTTTTTAATAAAAATAATTCAAATGGCACAAAGTAAAAGAACTTTTCAAGCTGCTCAAATGAATAAGGATCTTGATGATAGATTAGTCTCTCAAGGAACTTATAGAGACGCTTTAAATGTCAGTGTTGCTTTCTCTGAAGACGGTAATGTAGGCGCTTTAGAAAACCTAAAGGGAAACGAACTGATAGCTAATCAAAATATAACAGGGCTTAGCGCTGTGTCTAATCCAAATGCTGAGGTTGTTGGTAGTATAGCTCACCCGGAAGAAAATAAAATTTATTATTTTGTATCAGGTGATAATTCAGACGGTATATTTGAATACGATGTTGAAGCAAATACCATATCTACCATAATAATCGACAGCTCTTCGCCGCCGCCAGCACCTGTACAGTTAAAATTTACATTTGCCAACTCCTTAGCACAGGCTTCTGTAGCTATTAATGGAGCAATTACCGTATCTTCTAGTTTAGGCGAAATAGAAAGTATTACACAAGACTTTAACGAAACGGTTACCACTGATACATTAAGAACTATCTCAGTTAGAGTTAAGGTTCCTAATGGATATAGTAATAAAAATAGCTACGTTAGTGGTACTCTAACAGCTACCCAGCAAGCTATTGCGGCACCAATTGTATCGTCAATTACTATTTTAGAGCCGACCAATATAACAAGCACCTCTGTTACTTTAAACGGAAAATATACACAGGACGCGGCTTCGCTCACAGATGTAGGCTTTTACTATGCTCCCAATACAGGCGGTTCTAGTCCCGCTAGTTTGTATTCTAATAAATTTGTTATATTAGATTTAATTGGTAGCAGTGCTAATATATCCAGTGGAGCTCCTAATTGGACAGACCCATTCGATACAGTTGAGCCAGGCGATATAACCGTTACAGATGGAAACGGAGACATAATAGCTTCTAGCAATTATGTATACGAACGTTTCTATGGTGCACAACCTTCTGTAATAACCTTTAATGACGATTATTTAGCTATACTCCCGGTTACGGTTGCGCAGACTAGCACGTTAACTACAGTATCTGATGCTTTAACAAGTACTCAAATAGTTTCTACAGGAACCCAAGTTTCGTTATCAAGTGCTATAACATCGCCCTTTAAAGCTGATATAACAAGTTTATCATCAAGCACTGAGTATACCGCAGTTGCTTATGTTACTAATGCGCTAGGCACAACTTATAGTGATATCGTAACATTTAGTACTGAAGCAGTAGCCGTCCCCACATACAACGCTCTACCAGACGATAGAATTTTTATTTTTCCAACAGCTGACGACACTCAGTACGGAGCTAACCTTTATCCTGGGTATAGAGAATTTGAAAAAAACGGAGGAGACTTTTATTTTGCTGCAGTAGCTTCAAAAGCCTCAGGATTATATAATGATTATAATGATTTAACCTCAGGGGTAACATGGTCAAATTTAGGAGTTAATTTTACTTACAACGATACAGAAACCCAAAACTATGCAAAAACTAGTTCCGTTAATGTTTCAACTTCTTCAGCGGGAGTATACACTATCACTGCCGCTAAAAGCGGTTTAACATCGGGGACTACACAAATAGTTGTTGGCAGCCCCGCAGGAACGCGTTATAAATCAACATTTACATTAAACTTTGCAAAAACAGGCACAGGCACAGTTCCGTTTGTTGCTGAATTTGACCACAATGTTAGCACCGCTCTCCATTGGAACGCAGCGCCTGCTGAATTGGCTGAATTTTCTATCGGACCATTTAATCAAGGCCAAGATGGCGCTATAATGATACCTTTATCCACTGACAATAGTGTTGCAATCGCTCCAACCGGAACTACTACTGCTAAGTTTAACAACAATACGTTTAATCCAGAAAATTTAGATGTTTCTATTTCAGGAAAAACTGAAGGGGTTGATTTTGAATACTATATAGCTACTGAAGCGATGAGTATATGGGGAGGGACTGGTATAGGACCTGTGCCTGCAGTTATAATAGAAGCCGACCCTTATGTGTTAAACGGAGGGACTGCTAACGTTACTCACACTTTAAATATAACTTATAATTATTAACTATGCCTCAATTTACAATAAGCCCGCAAACTGCTATTATAGCGGAAGTATCTTTTATACCAAATGTTGATATACAAGTTAATTCTATTCAGAATATACATGCTTTAGAACTTACTTTTGGTGTTAATGATATAATAAGTGCTAACACTAAGGTTAATATACTAGAGGGATACGCTTCTATGGGTTTTACCCCAAAAGTTGTTGTTGATTACACAGAAATATAATATGGGAAGTTTTATACTAAATTTTGATAAGAATAGGCTTATAACAGGAGCCAATATCGTTGATAACATACTTTACTTTACAGACAACGAAACAGAACCTAAAAGAATAAACCTTGAAGTCTTTAAGGCCGCAGACCATTCAAACGGTACTACATCTGTATATGGTAGACAATTTTTAGAAAGAGATATAACCGTTATAAGGCCTCATCCTCAAGCCGTAATTAACTCTAACCTATCACAGGAAGTTGATATTCCTATTGATGCTGTTGAGCCTTTGGTTTTAACTGGCGCTGCAGATGTTTTTAACGACTTCGTAAAACTAAATGGTTCAGCAATTAATGCAGGAACCGTTTTTGTAAAAAGAGGATTTTATTATCGCGAATATATAAATGGGGCAACACCTTCTTTAGAAACAGTTATATCAGAGGGCACTAAAGTAGAATCTGATTTAAATGGCTTTGGTTTTTCTTCAGAAGTGTCTTTGTCTGTTAATAAAAAATATCATTACGTAGCATACGCTAAGTCGCAAGTAGGCTCTGCTATTTACGGTGATGTTGTTGCATTTAAAACCAATGCCATCACTGTAGATTTCCCCTCCGTAACCACGGTCGGTCATGAAAAAATAAGCAATCTTTCGTATAGGTTGAAAGGAAAAGTAACTGATGAAGGTGGTTCACAAGTAACTGAAGTCGGTATATATTACTATTTTTTAGATTTTTTAAACAGTTCAACTCCTCCAAGCACACTTGTAGGAAATTCGAACAACGCGATAACGGGTGCAAATAAACAAACAGCTTCATATAATATTGATACTGGTGAATTTTTTATAGATATAGCTATACCTCCCGCTTCAATATTTTATTATCAAGCTTATGCTGTTAATGTCGAGTCTGGACAAGATGAAGGCTTAGTCAAAAATCAGTTAGTTGCTGTAACGGAAGCTCCGGAAGTGCAGTTAGAAGATTGCGAAATTTTTAATAATAAAGCAATACTTAGAGCTAAAGTCACAAGAGCTAACGGTAATCTAACAGAAAGGGGGTTTTATTTTAGCAAGACGTCGAACAATCTATTTACCATGGTAGCCACTCACGCTACCGACTCTAACATATTTAAAGTTAGTGTACCAATGACCCCAAACACGTCTTTAGATGCTTATTTGTATGACACTATAGCTGAGTCTGGGTTATCATTAACCAAAGGAGATACTTTATATATAGCCGCATACGCTTCTAATGGAGCTGAGCGACAAACAGGAATATTGCCCTTAACTATAAGAGATGCTGAAATTGACCCTCCTTCTGTTTCCACAAACAATGTAGAGATAGTTGACAACAACGGCAATTCTAGGTTGAGGTGTACTGGCTACAACAACGCACCTGACTATCAAAGTGTTCAAAGCTTAGGTTTCTATATAACTAGAAACGAATCTGGGGAAGAATTAGGTGTAGATCAAGCTGCAAAAAAAGCAGAAATGATTAGACGTTTCAACACGTTTCCTAGAACGGCTACGGAAATAATTGCTCAAAAAACAATAGGATTTATAACACAACCGAATACCGATATAGGTCTTTTTGTTGATTCGTTTGATGGTAATAATGAAGTGCCTTTGGAGCCAGGATACGATTATTATGTTATGGCTATAGCATTTAACGGTGGCGTTCTTGGCACTGGAGATGTTGTAAATACACCTACAAAAACAGAAGCTGAAGCACCACCAGTATACACCCGGCAAACAAACCCTGCGACTTTAACTAGCGGAACAATGCGTGGTACTGTAGAATTTGACGACGACCCCACTGTTAAAGTAGCTTTAGACGATGCTGGTTTCACATACGCTGCAGGGGAAAGTGGCACTTTAAAAGTTGCCCATATTTCAATATCCAGTGGGGATTTAGCTACTTTAAACACGTTTATAACAACAGGTGTTGGTAGTGGAAATTTTAACGTTTTAAAAAGTGGGCTGCAACAAGATACATTATACAAAGTGCAAGCTTACGTAACGCCTTCAGGCGGATCAAAGGTATATGCTAAATTTGATCATGACGAACAAGGCACATATGGCGACGGAATAACTCGTTTTAGAACGTTAAAACCAACAACCACACTTCCTAAGCTTACCGCAACATTAAAAACTACACAAAGGACTACTGCAAAAGTTAGAGGTAATCTAACTAACGACGGAGGCTCAGGTATGTCGCTACAAGCTATGCAACCTGTTTTTTATTATGCTACTAAAGCGATTACGGTAGGATCTACTGATGCGCAAAAAATAGCCAATATAATAACCCAAGTTGGAACAAACCAGCCAACCGCAACGTTGGGCAAACTAGGAGCAGATTTTGATTATAATCAAGATCCTCCAAATCCATCTTTAGCAAATGAAGCTTTTGTTACAATAGGAGGTGCACAAGAGCATATAGCTAGTTCAACATCAACACCTTTACTCAACAACACAGAGTATTACTTCTTCATGTCAACTACCGTTTCAAATGGAGCGGGCACAACTAGTAGTAATCTAAATGAGTTTAAAACGTTAGCGCCGGTAGCAACAACACCTATAATAAATCCCGTAGTAGTTTCTAACATAGCTGAAACAAATGTATGGGTAGGAGCTACAGTAATATCTAGCGGAGGAAATGCGGATTATCACAATAGAACCGTAGGGTTTTATTATATAAAAAAATCAGATTTACCCGCTTCTTATGACCCTAATAATGGCTTAACTGCAGCAACATCATTAATAGCTGATGCTGACAAAGCTTTTGCGGCTCAAGCTAGATTTGGAGGTACTTATTTAGGCTCTAAAAACTTAACATCCTTAGAGCCTAATACAGAATACTATGTTATTGCGGCTGTAGAAAATAGTGTAGGTGTTGGATACAGTACTAAAGCCACGTTATTCAAAACAAAAGGAGTATCTGTTCCTGATTCTATATCAATAAATGGACTAAACACATTTTGGTTTGATAAAAACGGTAGAGCTATAGACGAAAATGCTGTTTCTTTTACAACTACACCGTCTACTGCATCTGTAGTTGCAATAGTACAATCATATTGGTCGCCTTCAACAGGGGGAGCGCGTGTGCCTTCTGTGCTTTTAGAAAGATCATCTAACGGTAGCACGTTGCTAACCATAGATTGTCCGGAAAATAACAGTAATTCTGCTAGGGAAATATACATAACTTTAGCACACTCACTAACACCCGGGGTGACTAGGAGAATAAAAATAATTCAGCAAGCTGGATCCGGAAGTGGCTTTGACGATGGTGACGGCCCAGATATAGCCGCACAACTATAAAAAAATAAATAATGGCAGATAAAAAACTACCTTTTGAAAAGATTTTTCCATACTTTAGTTATAGATGGAGGTATGAAGATGGGCAATATTCTCCATATGCTCCGTTTAGTAAGGTAAATTTTTTCCCTAAAGACCCAGATGTAGAGGAATACTTTAAGAAGGGTCATAATACATCAATATCAAATACCGTTGAGTCTATAAACCTTGGCGGTATTGATAAAGGAGGGCCTGACGTTGTTGCTGTAGACGTGCTATACACAGAATCGCTGTCTAGCACTGTTTATATATTAAAAACAATAGAAATACCACAAGCAGAAAGAGGCAACGGAGCAGAATTAAAGATACAGGTTAATAAGCGATCGTTTGCATCTGCATTACCAGACTCACAACTATCTAGAGCATATGATAATGTTCCTTTAAAAGCAAAAGCTCAAGAGGTTACTGCTAATAGATTAATGTACGGTAATTATGTACACCAATTTGATCAACAACCTTTAAATATAGTTGTAGGCGTTAAGTCACTTGGAGCTGACCCGTTAAATGGTCCTCATATTAAAGGCAATAGAACCTATAACGTTGGCGTTGTTTATATTGATAAATATGGTAGATATGGCAATGTAACAACGCAAGAAGCTGCTACTGTTAGTGAACAAGGCTCTTCTATAAAAACAGAATTTACAACAAAATTTAGATCTACATTAACAGCTAAAATTTCCAGCGAAGCTCCAGAATGGGCGGTTTATTATAGGTACTTTGTTAAAGACGTGTCTGGTGAACACTTTAATTTGTCTGCATTTAATGTATATAACGATGGTGCTACTGGTGATGGTGATTCTGATAACGTTTACCTTCAGTTCAATTCTTCCGATAGGAATAAAATCACAGATGATACTATTCTAATACCAAGGAGAATAAATGATGCTACCGACCAGCAAATACTTACTTCTGAATCAAGACACCCTGTTTTAGATATAGAGAACGAAGCGCCGGATATTGTTAAGAGTCAAGTTAATGAAAGAATTTTATCATCTGCTGGCATATCCATTACCGACGAATATGGTAACACTTATGATCCTCTTCTAGCTGTTGGCTCTGGAGGAAGTTTAGGTAGCTCTAATCACCCTACGGTCGTTGGAGATACTCAAATAGCAATAGGAGATACATCTAATGGTTTTGGAAGTGTAATAGCTAATATAAACAAATACATATTATCTCAAGACCCAGATGCAACTCAATTCGCAATAGAATCTGGATCTGCTAGCTCCAGCCTTCCTGATCAAATTATAGATATATCTGGCTATGCTGATCGTTTAGCTCTTAAGTTTAAAGCTAGATATAAACAAGATGACGCTCAGTACACTACGTCACCGTGTTTGGTTGACTCTATTAAATTCATAGCTACGAATGGTAATAAGAAAAAACGTAACTTAATTGTATTTACTATATCTACTAGATTAGATGAAGGTGGTAGTCCTTTAGAAGGCACAGGTGCTGGAGACGGGTTAGACAAAGGCGGTCATACTATGGATGGCGGGCCAAAACGCGAAGACTTAAAGTTTTACAAACTAGGTTTATCTGAAGAAGGACAGGACAAACTAAAAGGTTCGTTTTTTGTAAAAGTACCGCGTGAAGTTGCTAATAACAGCGCTGTGCCTATATTACCAACTTTTCAAACTGAATTTGATGAAGATGGTAAAGTTTCTATAATAAAAGAATTAAACTTTGAGACAGAACCCGTTCAGGACTCTAATATAGACTTGTATTGGGAATCTAGTAAAACATACTATATTGATAGGGACCATGGTTCTTTGAATAGCGTAGATTTTGCAAATTGCATTGGAACAGCAGAGCCATCTACTGGAAATATATATCTAGAATCAGTTAAACTTTTTGATAAATTTAATTCAATAGAAATTTCTAAGGGAGTACGTGTTAACACCCCTGCTAATAGATTTGCAGAAGAGAATAGAAAAGCTGGATTAATATTTTCGGGGCTATATAATTCAAAAACAGGTGTTAATGAGCTTAACCAGTTTAATGCGTCTGTGGGCATAACTAAAGAGTTAGAACCTAATTATGGCGGAATACAAAAACTATTTGCTTTAGATACTAATCTTATTGCTTTTGCTGAAGACAAAGTATTTAGAATATTAGCTGATAAAGATGCTCTTTTCAACGCTGATGATGGCGTTAACGTTACAGCTACTAATTTAGTTTTAGGACAGTCTATGGTTTATCAAGGTAACCATGGTATGAGCAAGAACCCTGAGTCTTTTGCTTATTTTAGAAATAACATATACTTTACTGACGCTAAAAGAGGTAGCGTTCTACAGCTCACGCCTGCTAATGGTCAAATATTCCCGATAAGCACTAGGGGGATGAACAACTTTTATAGAGATCGCATAGGTACAGCTGATAAGCTTATAGGTATGTATGATGGAGCTAAAAACACTTATACTTTATCAATGCAAGGGTATGACAATACTGAAGCATCTATTGGCTCTGAAACGCTTCCTGGAGAAACAACAGATATTACAATAGGTTATAATATACGAACCGAAGGTTGGACATCACGATATAGCTTTATTCCTGAGTCAGGTGTTACAATGAACAATAAGTTTTACACATTTAAAAATGGCAACGTTTATTTACATAACTCCAACACGGCTAATAGAAACAATTTTTACGGTACAGACTACAGCTCTGAGGTGGAAATTATTTTTAATGACAACCCTACCAACGTTTCAGACTTTTTAACATTGAACTATGAAGGCGATTCAGGTTGGGAAGCGGTTAGTATTATTGGGGACCAAGACGGTACGCATAACATAACAGATGTTAGGTTGCTTGATTCAGATGAAAGCGGTTTTTTAGGATGGTTTTTAAAAGAAGGCAAGTATCACGGAGCAATTGTAGGTTCGCAGCCGGTTTATATAATAGACCCGGCAGGAACTATTGGAGCAGACGGGTTTTGGCCGCTAATACAAGACGGGAACAACACACAAGATGTTTCTGGTACTAAAGGTTTCTTTGCTAAAGTAAGATTTAAAAACTCTGCAACCACAGCTAAAGAACTTTTTGCTATAACTACAGAATATTATATTAGTCAAAATTAATTTATGAGTCTTATAAAATCAAATCAAAAAGTAACAAACGTATTTTCTAAAAAAAATATTTCAGAGCTATTAAAAAAAATATACTCTTCAAAATCGAACGAATCACTTATTCATAACAACGGTAAAATATGCAGGGAGGGTGGTGATTTGTTTGACTTAGAGCATGAGCTAGTGGATGGACTATATTTAAGAAGAATGAGCTTAAACAAAGGAACGGGTATAATTAGTGGCATACATAAGAGAGACCATGTTTGGATACTATTACAAGGAAGCATTAAAGTTTCCTCTGAACTGGGAGAAGAAGAGTACTTAGCACCGTGGGTAGGTTACTCACCAGCAGGCACTCAGCGACTCATATACGCTAACGAACGTTCGGTGTTTCAGAACGTTTTTAAAAACCCAAAAAATCTAACTTATTTAGATGATTTAGAGGATTACAACTACTGTACTACTATAGAGGAGTACGAAAAATATAAAAAAAATAATTAATTATGGCGGGAATAATGACAGCGGCTGCAATAGGAGCAGCGGTATCCGGAGGGTCTAAAATAATAGGGTCCTTAATTGGTAGCGGAAAAAGAAAAAGAGAACAAAAAGCAGCTGAGGCTGAGTTAGCTCAACAAAAACAAGCTTTTATGGACTTTCAATTTACTAATCCATATGCTGGACTAGAAAATGTAGCTGAAGATTTAACTGTTAACCAAGACGCCGCACAATTTCAAGCTCAGCAATCTGATGCTGCGTTAGCACAAGCTATGCAAGCAGCTGTAGCTTCTGGAGGTGCCGCTGGTGGTGCTCAAGCAATTGCTCAAGCGGCATTACAATCTAAAAGAGGCATAGCTGCAGATATTGCAAGACAGGAACAGGCAAATCAAGCAGCGCAAGTTAACCAAGCAGCTAAATTACAACAATTAGAGGCTCAAGGCGAAGAAGATTTACAATCACAACAATACATTCAACAAGGAGAACTACTTAACATGGCAAGTGGTAGAAAATTTGTAGCAGATCAAGCTAGAGCTCAAGCTAGTGAAATGTTAATGGGAGGTATTGGTGAAATTGGAGGTGCGGTAGGAAAAATGAATTTTAAGTAAGAAATAAAGCAAAAAATGGCAAGACAATTAGTAGATTCAGGAGTCAATATACAGCTTGTTTCACAAGCAGGTTCAACGCCTAATATAGTAGGAGAAGCTATAGCTGGAGCAGGGGCCGCAATAGGTGGGGCTCTTGAGGAGGCTTTAGGCAACAAGAAAAAAATAGATGATGCAGAGGCAAAAGCTTCTGGAACAAATAACAATGATGGTGGAGATTCTGGCGATGGATCTACAGAAAATAATAGTACGTCAGATAACGTAAATGCTACTATTAATGAGAACAGAAATAGGTTTGAAGGAATAGAGAAAAAACAATCTAGTCAACCTTTAATAGGAGACACAGCTTCTACTGAAAGTGATCGGAAGTACACTGATAAAATGGCTTGGGGAAACTTAAGCGGATTTCAAAAAGCTGAGTACGCAAAAAGAGGTATTACCAACTTTAATGAGTTTTCGATTGCCGCAGAACAGTGGAGAACTAAAAATGTAGGATATACAAACATAGCTACCTCTGATAATAAAAGAGATGCTAATAAATCCACAAAATGGGGAGGGATTCCAGAAACTCCTTTAGACAGAAAACGAACGCGATCAAGAGCTAATGTGTTTACACCATCAGGAAGTGCCTCTACAGATGCTTTATTAGGATCTAGTTCTGTTCAATCGAATGCTATTAACGCAGGCGAAGAATCGCAGTTTACTCCAGGTAGAACTTATGTTCAAAAAAGACAAAAGCTTTCTGCTCCGTCTTGGATGGGTATTGGTTCAGCTGCGGTAGAAGGCTACAACATGAGCGTTGAAAAATCTAACTACAAAAAACAAGTGCAAGCAGACTTGCAGGATTTCTATTCTCAAGAATATGCTGGTTTGGTAGCTGATACAACTGGTAACGCTACTTTTGATAATTCTGTTAGAGATCTAATGATGCAGGAGAAAAAAGGGCTAGCTGCTATGTTAGATGACAGAGAAGCTGCTTTTGCACGTGGTGAAGGAGCTGAGTGGACTGCTAAATATGATGAAAAGAAAAGAGGCCCCCAACAAGTATTACAAACTGTTACAGCATTAAGAGATGTAAGAGACCAAGTTTTAAAAGCTGATGCTGCTGGAGAAATTGATTGGGAAGCTATGAGTGATGAGGCTAAAGACGAATTAATGAGTATAGTTAAGGGAGGCTCTAATTGGGGTATTGTTCCTACTGAAAATGGGTTAGCTTTAGCTGGAGCTACCAGAGGCGGTATGCCGTATGTAAAAAGAGTTCAATCTTTTTTAAATGAAGGCACAGGTCCTAAATATATTCAAAAGAAAAACGCTTTTGATTATGTTTCAAGTGTTGTTGATGATTTTAGAAAAAACCAAGACAAATACAGCAAAACTACAGTTGATCCCAAAACCGGTAATAAAATAACTGTTCCTATGTCGTTTGAAGAAATCAAGCCTTATCTAATGAGAACATTTGATTCAGAATTAACAGACTCAAATGATGTTAGAGCTTACGCTTCAAAAAACAATTGGGATGGGGATGGTATGGATTCAGACATGTTCGATCGTTCTGTAGCTAGTGGTATCAAAGGAAAGCAACCAAAAGATTTTGTAAAAGCTAAATTTTTAGAATCTGCAGAACAATTATTATCGCCATATTTATCTCAATATTCTGAAACTGGAACAACTGTTTCTGCTATTAGAGAAAGAGAAAGAGCGGCTGTTAACGAAGAAAGCAGAAAACAAACCATAAAAGCCAGTACGGAAGCTGCTAAAGAGTCCAAATATGACGATTTAATAGACACTATAATGACAGAAGCACAAGGTGACTTTACTCCCGACAAAGTTGTTGATCCAAAAATTGGTTCAATTCCGGAGCTTACTATGAAGTCTGAAAAAGACTACCCTGGAGCTTCAATAATAGAAGGGGCTAAGGGTGTAAAAACATCAAAGTACAACCCTTCCACAGGGCTTTTAACAATAACGCCTACTAGTGCTATAACAGTTAAAGACGGTTCAACAACAATAAAAACAAAAGAACCTCAAACAATTGATTTTACTCAAGACCCAGCTTTAGTTAGGCAGAGTCTTAAGAATCTATTGGAACAACTTAAGATAACAGGAGATACTTCTAGTAGTAGTGGAGGCGCTCAATCTATAAGTATAACTAATGAAACTGCTAAAGCTAAATTAGCTGAAATACAAAACAGAATCTCAGGAAACTAAATAAAATTATATGAACGAGCTAGAATTAATAGTACAGCAAATGATGGCGGATGGCGAATCTGATGAAATGATTCAGTCCGTTGTTGCGGAATACAATAAAACTAAACCAGTTAGCGAGGGAAAGATAAATGCCGCTGCGGAAGAAGCTGCGAATGTAGTGGCCGAACCCGTAGATACGGAATTGCAGTTGGAAAATGGTTTATCGGAGCCCAAAAGTCAACTTAAAAAAAGCGACTTTTTACAAGAAAGTTTTATTGGAAATATCTTAGGTTATGGCGAAAACGAAACAAATGCTCAAGGTGAAAAATTCACTTATGATGTTGTTGAAAAAGAAGCTGAAGACAGTACTCAAAAATCAAAAGAATATATTTGGAATAATGCTAGTGATGAAGATATTTTAAATCAGCCTTGGTACACTTTAATGGCACATCATCCGGATTTTGCTGATAAAACTTTAGTCGGAGGGTTGTTAGATATATATTCAAAAAGATCTGAAATAAAAGAAAACAAAAGGCGAACAAGCTTAGGAGAAGATGAACTTTTTGAAGACAACGTTTTACAATTTGCTAGACAATACGGCATAAACAATTTAGATATTGCTAGAGAAAAGTTTAAAAGACAATATGATGTTGAGGTAGGTAACACTATCGAAGTAGATGTTGAGCTTGACAGTGACTCAGGTAAATTTAAACTTACCGAAAAAGACTATGACGAAGCTGGTAAATTAAAAGCTGATTTAACGTTTTCTGAGTCTATGAATAACTCTAAAAAAAATATCCTTGTAGATTTAGAAAAAATGATACCAGAAGCAGGGCAAGCTTTAGCTGGTACTGTTTCAAAATATTTAGGTTCTAATGCTGTGCCAAAATCTGTAACAGAAGATTTAGCTGTGTACGCAACTGAGTTGGAACGAGAAAGATTATTTAATCCCACTTTTTCACTAGTTGAAGCGCTAGAAGGAAAAAGAGACAAAAATGGTGACTTAGTAGCAGGTGCTGCGGTGGTGGGTGCTGGCTTAAATTTAGCTACAACAATGATACCCGCTGTTTTAACAAAAGGGCGTAGCCTGGGGGTTCAAGTAGCTTTACCTATGATTTCTGAGTATAACAAAGCCCAGGCAGAAGCTAGAGGTGTGGACATCGTTGAATACTACGAAGGTGGTAATGTTGATATATCAACGCCTTTAATGTACTCTCTTCCTGCAATTGGTTTAGAAAAATTAGGTTATAAAGGTATAACCAAGGCTATGCTTGCTGCCGCTGGTAAAAACAAAGCAGCAGCTACCACAGCTAAGGCTTTATCTAGTATGGGTACAGAGGCTTGGACGGAGTGGCTGCAAACAGGTATTGAATCATTTAACAGTGCTAAAGGTTCTGACGCTTCTGATGAAGAAGCTGCCACTGTGGCTGCGCAAACAATGTTCTCCGAAGAAGGTTTAGAAAGCGCCCTACAAGGAGCGGTTGGTTCTGGCGTAACAATTGGTGTTGGGGGCGTTGGTAAAAAAACCTTAAAAGCTCTAAGAGCTTCTAGGGCTGGGATTGATGTGGATGGCATTGAAGAAGACGTAAATCTTATTGAAAGTCTTAGAATTAAAAAATCTGAAGCTACAGATAAAGATGTTATAGATGGCATTGAACAACAGATACAAGAAGTTAAAGAACGTTTAAAGTATAGAGTAACTAAAGGTAATGGATTAATAGATTCTTTAGGTGAAAACGAAATTGACGAAATAGCGTCAATGAGTGACTTAGCTGCTTTACAACAAAAAAGAGTTCTTGAAATAAAAAACAAGCTTGATGCTAATGAAATAACAGAAGAAGAGTATAACGCTGCTTACAAAGGTTTCAAAGCTTCTTATGTAAAAGCTAAAAACAGAATAAAGGGAATTGTTGAAGAGGCAGAACAAAGAACTCCTGAGGATGTAGCAGAAAGAACTGTTAAAAATGCAAACGCTATTAACAACGCATTCAACGGCGAAACAATGCAACGCGTAAACGAGAAGACTGGTAAGAAAGAGCTAACAGCGAAGGGCTTAGAGTTTTTTCATAATGTTCTTGTTCCGAACATGTCCGATCTTGCCACAAGCATCACTAATCGCAAGTTTAGAGAAAACAAAGAGTTTGGTGAATCAAAATACAAAAAAGAGGATTTTATTGCAGATTTACTTTATTCACCTGATAAAAACATAGCCTCTTCGCTTATTGGGCTATTAACTAGTTTTAATCCTAAAAAAGATCAGCTTTTAACTACATATATAACAAAAAATTTAGAATTTAGGTCTGGTCGTATTTTAGAAGAGCGTGTTGGTTCGCAGGCTACAATTGGGGGGACTAGTATAGATACTCAAGAAGCTCGCGAATTAGTTGGAGAGGAAGCTGATGTTGAAGTATCCTCGACCAAGGGGCCAAGGTTTGCTAAAAAACTAGGCTTATCAGATGAGCTTGTTAATAAAGCACGTAATGCAGCTAAAAAAGCTTTATCTACCGCTAAAAAAGTTGATGACAAAAAGTTTTTAAGTGATCTAGTAAACACTATAAACAGTGAGATCTTCGATGACATCCGTAATTTAATACCTAAACCAAAAGAGCGTGAAGCTTTTATGGAGCAATTTGCAGGAACTATATGGGATGCAATGCCTCAAAGCTCAATGGCTAAATCCACACGCAATGAAACTTTTAGAAGCTGGGGAATGGAAGCTCCGACTAAAGAAGCGTTTGTTGATTACTTTTTAGGTAGAGACCAAGAGGGGTTAGGCTTGAACACTATTAATGATCGTGTAAAAAAACAATTACCTCAGTACCTAGCTAAAGCTATTGGAGCAGAGTATGCTCAAGATTTGTTAGAGAATGATCCTGATACCCGTGAAAGGTTTGGCTTAACGCAAAAACAAGAAGTTGAAGCTGCTGCTGACGAAATACAGAGCAAAACAAAAGAAGAGCGTGAGCTACAAAATACAGCGCCTAAAGAATTAGAGGAATTAAGAAAATTAGCGGATGAGGGTAACGCTGGCACTATTAATGAAATACTAGGAGGAGAAAGGGTTTCAGTCGATAATGCCAATTCTAAAAATAATTATGAAAAACTAACAAAAAGACAAAAAGCTATACTTAATTTTGTTAAAGTAGCAAAAATACCAAGTATACTTTTACAAAAAGCTGGTTTTGCAAGCCCTGGGGCAGAATACACTACAAGAGACGGTGTAATATATTACAAATTAAAGAACGGAAAAGAGGTTAAAAAAGGTACTCCAGAATTTAAAAAAGCTCAAGAGGAAAACTTAATTTTGCCGCGACAGGAAAAAGGGGGGTTATTTTCATCTACTAATGATGGTTTTCTTAAACAGGCTATGGAAATAGCTAAAGAAAACGATAAATTGTACCCTGAATTAAGCTTAAAAAGAGTAAAAATACCCAGGGGAACTAGACTTGACAAGGAATTCTTAAAAAAGCATGCTCAGAGGTCTAAGCAAAACATGGACGTCTTAATAACTTCGTTGAAAATTCTTACTGATGCTGTGCATAAGCACAATCTACCTATTGAAGATGCTTTTTTGTTTATTGCGTCAGGCTACCAAGCAACAGATGGTTTTATAAAAGCCGCTGCTCCTTTTAAGTACATTTCAAAAAGTTTTGCATACGGAAGAAGTGGAAAGCAACGAATTGGTGAACAGTACAGAGAAGAGCACCAACCACCAGCTTCTTATATAGGTAAAGTTATGATGTGGGCTATTAAAAACAATAGAGCTGATTTAATAGAACCTTTTATAAGAAAAAATTATTACCAAACTCAACTTTCAAAAGCCGATGACCAAAAAATAGATGATGCAAAGCTTGATTCAGGAATGCCTAAAGGCTATCTTATTTTTGAAAACCCAATAATAAGGATGGCTGAATCCGGCGTAAACCTTAATGACCAGCTTAACATAGAAACAGGACAAACAATGGCTCAGGAATTTGATGCAGAAAGTGCAGAAACACCTGACGCTATTGCAGCATCTAATGAAGTTGTAAAAGAAAAAGTAGAGGATAATATTGAAACTTTAATTGATAGAGCAATAGGTAAACTAGAGGATTACTTAGGTCCAAAAGGAGCTCTACAAGCCAACTTCGCTGCTGTACCTATAAATATATTAGTTGGAGGATTAAGAGCTACTAAACTAGCTTATAAAGGCTCTAAGAACCTTGCTAAAGCACTTGAAGCTGGGTATAAAAAAGTACAAGACTATATGTCTCAGCAAGAGTGGTTAGAATTTGCGAAACAAGCTGTAACTGAAGTTAAAAAAGAAAAAACAGGAGCTGGTGTTGCATTAGCAATTGCAAACGAAGATGCGATTAAAAACGAACAAAACCGCCAGAATAAGCTTAAAACTCTCAAGGATGCGGGTGTGTATAGCAAATCTGATGATAGTAAAACAAGTAAAGAACTTGATGAAAAACTAGCAGCAGAAGATTCTAAAATAAAAAAGTCTAACCGCACAGAGGGAATGGAGCGTAATTTCCGTAAAATTTTAAATAATAAAAAATCTACAGGAAAACGTCCATCTAAATGGTTTATACCGTCTAATGCTGAAGATATAAAAGGATTATTGTACGCTTTTTTACCTAGCGGGGAAGCTGGGGTTGCTGCTAAAAAGTTTTTTAATTCAACAATATTAAAGCCTTATTCAGATGCTGTAGCGGCTGCCGAAGCTGAAATACTGCAACTATCTAAAAAGTTTGTTGAATTAAAAGAAGCTGTAAATGTAAAACTAGATGCAAACATTGAAGGTACTCCTTATACATTAGGAGATGCTATAAAGGTTTACAACTGGAACAAAGCTGGAGTAGAAGTAGATATTTTAAAAGAAGAGTATCTTGACAAATTAATTGGAGCTGTTGAAGCAAATGCAGAAGCTAAACATTTAGCAGATAAAATTGCAGAAAGCTATGATGTTAAATACGACAAAAACTGGAGAGGCGTTCATTTAAACAAATCTATTTACGACGCAATCCACTCTGGGTCTCGCACTAAGCATTTAGAAACTTTTTCGCAAAATGTAGATGCAATTTTTAATAAAGACAATCTGCAAGAAATAGAAAATGTTTTCGGAAAAAGCTATGTTCAAGCATTACAGAATAGCTTGAAAAGAATGAAATCCGGTCGTAACAGAGTTTCAACAGATGCTCAATCTAATAAGTTTTTAAATTGGATTAATAAATCTGTGGCTACCACTATGTTTTTTAATACAAGATCAGCAGCTTTGCAGCTTTTATCTTCATTAAATTTCGTTGGGCAACAAGATAACAGTTTGTTTAAAGCTACAGCTGCATTTGCAAATCAAAAGCAATGGCAAGAGGATTATAACAAGCTTTGGAACAGTGATTATTTAACTAGTCGTAGAGACGGAGCTAAGTTTGACGTATTAGCCGATGAGATCGCAGATGACCAAGAATCTTTTTTGAATAAACTTTTGCAAAAAGGTTTTTTACCTACAAGATATGCGGATAGTTTTGCTATTGCAATGGGAGGAGCTGCTTTTTATAGAAACAGAGTTAATGCTCTCGTGAAAAAAGGTGTGCCTGTTGAGAAAGCTGAAGCACAAGCCTTAAAAGACTGGCAAGCTTCTGCTGAAGAAACACAACAATCTTCTGACCCGTCTAAAATTTCCGAAATACAAGCTTCATCTATTGGTAAAATAATTTATGCTTTTGCTAATACGCCGTTTCAGTACGCTCGTAAAAGTAAAAGACTACTACAAGATGTAGCTTCTGGACGATCTAAAGCAGAGGGTGGTATTAATAAGGTAAGAAAAGACTTACAGTCTGTTTTTTATTACACAGTTGGACAAGCAATGCTTTTTAACGCTTTGCAAACCGCTTTATTCGCGTCTATGTTTAGCGATGATGAAGAGGATAAGCTTGAAGAAAAAACAATAACTGCTATTGAAAGATCTTTAACATCATTCGCTAAGTCTTTAGGTAATCCAGGCGCAATAATTGGATCTTTATATTCTATATTAGCTGAAGCTAATGAGCAAATAGATAAAAGAGGTAGAATAGACAACGCTTATAAACTAGCTTTAGAAGCAACTGCTATTTCACCACCTTTAAACACTAAGCTTAAAGATATAGTAGCTATAGGTAATATATACAAATATAACCATAAGCAAATTGAAAATGATCCATTTGAGGTAAAATTAGATAACCCTGTACTAGAGATTGCGGGAAATGTTGCGTCATTCGCTGGGTATCCATTAGATAGAGTTATTAGGAAAGCTCAAAATTTAGAAGCAGTAATGAACGAGCAAACAGAAGCTTGGGAAAAAGTGTTTTTAACTTTAGGGTGGAGTAAATGGGAGTTAGGAATTGGTAAAGACAATTCTAAAGGAACTAATGAGTGGCTTGAAGGTTTAAAGAAAACAAACCCCAGTCTTTACAACACTATAAAAAGTGCAGAAAAAACAGCTAAAGAACTAGACTCCCCTGCTAAAAAACTAGCAAAAGGAGAAGCTGGTCAAGCACACCGAGATGGTACTATAGAAATAGCCCCTGATTTATCACCTGTAGAACGTGAAAAAACAATCGCGCACGAGAAGCAGCATGTGGAAGACATAAAAGCTGGTCGATTAGACTACGACGATAACTATGTTTATTGGAATGGAAAGAAGTACGAGCGTAAAAACGGTAAGATTAAATACAACGGTAAATGGTACAAAGAGGGCCACAAAAGCCTGCCTTGGGAAAAGAAAGCATATGATGCTGAGCCTACAACTCAAGAGATAAAGAAAAGAAAGAAACTTTATTAAACAAAAAAGGGGATGATACCAATTACGGCGTCATCCCCTTTATTATTTTATAATGCTAACTGCAAAATATTAGCTGCTAGTAAAATCCAAAACCCAAATTTATATATTTGAATTATTGTATTTTCACGAGAGTTATATACATTATCTGAATCGTCTAATGAAATATCATCAACCAATTCTTTAACTTCTAATGCTTTATCTTCTAAAGCATTTTCTAATTCTTTAATACGTAACTTTGCATCCGCAAATGTAAACCTTTTAGCCATAATAATATTTAATTAATTAATTTATCCGTCGCAGCTTAAACAATCTGGATCCATTGCAGCTGCCGCAATATCACCTCTTAATACTGATTCTGTTCTTGTGTAGTACAGTGTTTTAACACCACGCTTCCAAGCTTCCATATGTACTGTGTTCATCCATTTAGGAGTTGCTTCTGATGGAAATGCTAAATTCAAACTAACAGACTGGTCTATGTAGTCCTGTCGTATACCTGCTTGCTTAACTAGTTCTAACTGATTTATCTCTTTAAATGTTTTGAATACGTTCTTTACTTTTTCGTAATCTTCCGCATGCTCTTGGGTAAGTCTTCCTGAGTGATCGTAAAACCATCCATCGAGTTCTTTAATGTCCTGAACGGATCCACCATCTGACATAATCTTGTCCCAAGTTTCTTTATTATCGATTCCAACTTTTCTTAATACTTTTTTAAGTTCTTTATTTTTTCTAATAAACGTACCTTTAGCTGATTGTTCTGTGAACACATTAGCAGCCCAAGGCTCAATACCTGGTGAAACGTTACCAGAAAGTTTTGAGTTAGATACGGTTGGCGCTACAGCTCTTAAATGAGTGTTACGCATACCAGTACCAACACACCATAAAGGTTCTCCATAAACTTCAGCTAATTTTCTAGAAGCTCTTTCAGTTTCTATTTTTATCTTTGAGAATATCTCTCGGGTTTTGAACTGTGCCATTAACCCTTCGAAAGCGATCCCGTTCTTCTGAAGTAAGCTGTGCCAGCCCAACACTCCTAATCCTAGGGCCCTTCCCTTTACAGCTGATCTCACAGAATTCTCGAATCCCCTCAGACCCTTCGCTCTCTGAATGAATTCTTCCAGGACACCGTCCAGGAACCAAGTCGCATCGTACACTAGATTTGTATCCTTCCATTCGTCGTATTTTTCTAAGTTTAATGATGATAAACAACAAACAAAACTGTGAGACTCATCAGTATGAAGAGTAATCTCAGAGCAAATGTTTGTCATATGTACTTTTAATCCGTTCGCTTTGTAAGCTTCTGGATTAGCTTTGTTCGTGTTGCCTTTAAAGAGGATATATGGCTCACCAGTTGCTTTACGCTTTTGGATAAGTTTACTCCATTTTTGCCTTGCTTCTTGGTCTCCCGTTTCAAGCTTTCGCATAAACTTATCGCCAACGACAGCACACTGATGTAAGTTAAGAGATTGCCTGTTGACGTCTCCTTTAGGTTCCCTAATTTCAATCCAATCGAGGAAGTCAGGGTGTTCAATATTGATATTAACTGATGCAGCTCCTCTTCTAACTGCACCTTGGTTTGTTGCGAGTATAGTTGAGTCGTAGATTTTGCAAAAAGGGACAACTCCGTCTGAAGTTCCATTACCTGTTATTCTGGCACCTGCGGGTCTAATCATATTAATACCTACTCCTACACCGCCGCCATGTTTAGCTAGGAGCATCATTTCTAAATTTTTAGTTCCAATATCTGCTATAGAATCCGCAACATCAATACCGAAACAACTAATAGGCAAGCCACGATCAGTACCAGTATTACTCAGCACTGGACTAGCCAAACACAACCATCCTTTCCATATATAGTTAAAGAATACCTCCGCAAGCTCTGGTTTATATAATCTTCTTGCAACAGATTTTGAAACTCTTTCATATGCGTCTCTTGGTGTTTCTCCATCAAGCAAATATGACCCTCCAATAGTTTTTTTATAAACTTCAGTGTCTCCCCACTCTGGGTAGTCTTCACCTTTTTTCCATGCACTATTCCACATGCTCTAACTGCTTTTCGTTAAATATGTGTAACATACCATTATAATTCATTTCTCCAACTATACGTGTATCTCCGCCTGTTGTTTTAAAAATAGACACTATGGTAGCTGGAAATTTATACCCTTTAGGTTTATAAACTTTGTCTCCTATTTTAAATTTATCCATTTGTCATTAAATATATTATGTAACCAATTGTTACGTTGAAATTAACCATTACTAGGTTCCATTGTTTTGCAACCCAAACTTGCGGTGTTGAAACAATACCACCTATTATATAAGTAATAGCACCAATATTACCATAAGGCAAAAGATATGGAGATACCATTATAAAAGCTGTTCCCATATACCCTAACCTATTTGCAATACGTTCTTTAGCGCTAAGTCTTCTGTCTTGCACTAATAATCTTAAAAAGCTTTTCTTCCATCTAAATTCACACTTAGAGCAAGTTTTCTTTCCGTCATGTTTAAATTTAGAATTGCTTTTCTTTTTCTTACAAATATTACACTCTCTCATTACCACATATCTTCAAAATCTTCTCCTTCACCTGCTTTGGAATAATCAGTAGGACGAACAGCAAAAAAATCAGTATGGGTAACCCCACCAGTAAGATGGTAGAACCAGTCGAGGTTGTTTGCTCCTGCTTCATCAAATGCAAAGTATTGCCCGAGGTCGAGGTAACCGAGTTCTGATAGTTTTTCATTTAATCTTTTTCTAATAAACTGTTTTAAATCGTATGCTTTAATGCCTTCAATGTCTCCCATCTCAAACATCTTATCTATGTACTTTTCTTCAGCCGTGAGCATTGTTTTAGCGGCTTCTAAGACATCTTCTCTGCACCCCTCTAATAATGTATCATCTTCTTCGCACATATGTCTAAAAAGCTGACAACCCATTTTAGAATGAAGAGACTCATCTCTCACAGACCACTTCATTTGTTGCCCAATACCTTTAAGTAAATTACGTAACTGAAAAGAATACAATACAGCAAAAGCACTATATAACGATACACCTTCAGCGAAAGCTGAGAAAATGGCCAAGGAGCGGCCAATAGACCTGGGGTTATTATCAGTAGTAGCAACAAGATTATCAAATCTCTCAGATGTCGCAGGTTCGTGTAAAAACGCTTCATAATCTTCTAAGCCTAATGTTTCATTTAAATAACTATAAGCTACAGCATGAATAGTTTCTTGCGAGCCAAACATCATAGCCATCTGTTGTATCTCATGCTTAGGAAACCAACCAACAACTTTTTGCGTCCAATAATCAGAAACAGCACACTCTGTTTGCGCAAATCCTAATAATATATTACCTACTAAATGTTTTTCTTTTTCTGTTAGCTTTTCGTTCCAATCCTTTAGGTCACCTGACATAGGTATTTCGGTGTGTAACCAGAATGCTTGAGCCTGTTTAAGCCATCCCTCAGTATAGTACTCTGGGTATTCGAACGGCTTATATGCAATTCTTTCATCAAATAATCCCATTTATAAATCTAATTTAGTTTCTTCTTCTTTTTTATTTTCCATCGCTTTAGCTTTAAGTTTTTCCACTGTTTCTTCATACTCTGGAAGCATCTGTATGAAAGCAAACAATCCGCCAACTCTATCGTCAAGCATTCTTAATTCTTTTATCAATTGCTCAGATATGACTTTTAATTGACCCACTCTTCCAGCTAATTCATTTCTTGTTGGTGTGCTCATTTTAATATATTTTTACTTAATATCAGAGGACTTTCATCCTTTTTTGTTTTTATTTGATAGTGAGACTCAAATTCTTCTATAATTAATTTTTTATCTCCAAATAACTTTTTGTAATTTTTTCTTACGTATTCTTCTATACTATTCATTTTCATAAACTGTTAAACACATTTCTATAAACGGTATGTATAGCACATGCTCTGTTTGCTTTTCGTTCATGTAAGTTCTAATTCCCAACAATACTCCCGGATATAAGCCTAGTTCTAGTTGCCACGATTTCATTGGTTCTGTTCCTTTAAGTAGTAATTCAACATTTTCATATGGAAATTAATCCGCTCTTCATGATAACTATCCAATGTAAAATCCATGTCGTCTTCCAATTTTTTCAAGTTCTCTTGAGCTGAGCTCTGCGTTTTCTCTAATGTATCTTTTAACATCTTTTTCTAATTTGCGTCTTTTGTAATGTAAGGAGGCTATTTTTTTCTTTTTTCTTTGATCATCTGTATCATCATATCCACGTCCTTCTGATTTTGCGGCTTGTAGCACGTCCTTCCATCCTTGTTTTTGTTCAGCCATAGTTTAAAAAGTTTCCATCTTAAAGGGAAAGACTCATTAGCCCTTCCCTTACATTCTATTATATAGTCTTTGCCTGTGAAGTCAGGTGTATACTTAATTCCCAGTATTTTCTTTTGCCCTCGGTTAGTAAAATCACCTTTCCCGTTGGCTTGCTTTTCGTAAGCTTCATTCTCAAAACTAAATCCCTCGACCAACTGGAAAACTTCACCTTCATATTCTTCAAATAATTTTTCTTTTTTAAGAGCTATATATGTATACTTTTCTAATCCTGATGCAAAATTAATACCGTCAAGTGTTGTTTTCTTAGCTACAACCGGGCCACGCTTTTTGCTTCTTCTTCTCATTATTTTACATTTGTATATGTTACATTAATATCTCCAGGGTACATAGTTGTTGTAGTTGTACCTAATGAATCAGGTGGACCAGGGTCTGGTGTAGACGCTATAGTATCTTCTTCAAGATAGTCTTTAAGTATCTTATCGGCTAATACGTCAGTGACTTCATTTTTTAGTTTTTCAATATAGTTAGCAGCATCAAGTAGTTCTTCTTGTAAATGATTAAGCCATTTGTGTAAACCAGGCTCATCATCGTGAAGCGTTACACCATATTTTTTGTAACCTACAGAGCTACGCTCGTCTAATCTTTTGATTACTTGTTTTACTATTTGATCTTGTGTAGTTATCTTCATTAATTATTTTTTACGAAAGTTCCGTTAATCATTTTACCTTTACGTGTTGAAATCTCTCCATACGCAGACTCAATACAATCTTCTATAGTAAATCCTTCTAAGTGTGCTAAGTTAGTTAAAACAACTATCATATCACCTATAGCGTCCTTTATTTCAGGTTTATCATCTTTAAGTAAAGCTTGAGCCAGTTCACCTGCTTCTTCTAGCAGTTTTATATATTGAACACGACCATTACCTTTAGCATACAAACCTCTTTCTTCAGCCCAAGTTCTTATTAGATCAAACATAACATATTCATATGTTGTTCGATCTTTCATTAGAGTTCCCCTAGCTGGTTCTTTGAACTCTTTAGCTTCTGCCATTGCTTTGTTATAAATATAACAGGTTTTAGGACCAAACTGACTAGCATGTACATTAGATATAACCCACTCAATTTTAGTCTCATTGTCCAAGACATATTCTCCATAACTATTTTTTATTACTATATCTTGCAGAAAGCTAGCATCTATATCTTTTTTAGATATTTTAAATGTGGTTGTAGCTTCAGAAGATGTACATTTGTTCATACTTTTTTGCTTTTTAAATAAATCTTTATATAACTGCCTATCTACTTTGTAACCCAAGTCTTTCTGTAGAACACGTTCAGCGTTTGAGGCTTCAACAATATCATTGCTTTGAAACAATATCTCATACTCTCCTTCTTTATAACCTTGCGTCTCAACAACTCTTTTTTGTATATCCGTTGTACACCCAACTTTTATGCCTGGTATATGATATACTTTGTATTTACCTGTTGGAATTTGCATATCTTTTTTTTATTTTTTCTATTATTTCTAGACTCTCCTTGTTTAAAAACTGACCCATATAGTTGTTTTTAGTAAACCATAGTTTAATTTCCGACGTTGAGGTCTGCTTTGATTGGTGGGTGTGGTTCATATCCTGCTATATTAATCATTTCATGCGTTGGTATTCTTAAAAATCTTCCGGCCCCCTCAACAATATCCAATCCCCAATCGACGCTAACATTAGGAAGTTTCCTAAAATCACGGGACAACTGTTCTTTAGCTTGATCGATATGATTGTTGTAGAGATGACAATCACCAAGAGACGCAATAAGTTGCCCAGGTACATAACCAGTACCTTTTGCGAGCATAAGTAAAAGTAACCCATACATTGCAAAATCATAAGGAAGACCAAGAAATACATCGGCTGATCGCTGATTCCACATAAGATCCATTTTTCCATCATTTATATATATTTGAAAACCATAATGGCATGGAGGCAAAGCCATATCATCAATATCAGATGCGTTCCAAGCGTTAACAATAAGGCGGCGACTGGACGGATTGTTTTTGATTTCACGAATAAGTTTTGTAATCTGGTCAACACCATTAAAGTTCCTCCACTGAACACCGTAAACAGGACCAAGAGTCCCATCTGTTCTACCGGACCGTTCATAATCCGCATTCCAGTAATTAAGCCCATTATCATTAAGATACCCAATATCAGATCGTCCTTGAAGTATCCATAGTATTTCTGTAACTGCATGATTAAAATATATTTTTTTAGTTGTTAATAAAGGAAATCCTGCTGACATATCATGCCGTAGTATTCTTCCAAAGACTGATCGCGTCCCAACGCCTGTTCTATCCTCTTTTTGTTTTCCTCCGTAGACAAGTGATGATAGTAATCCTCTATACTCTTCTTGTACATTATTCATTTTTTTTATCGTAATAATATTTCATTGTGTTAAATACTTCTTGCCAAATGTTATCTTTAATATAAACACTTGGTGTCTTATAAACTTTACGGTAATTAGGCATAAAAGAAACAGCTATTCTCCACTCTTCAGGATACATTCCTTTAGAGGTAGGCTCTGGCGCAATTATTATACCGTTGTTTATACAAAATTTCTGCCACTTCAACTCTTCTTGATTAGCTACAAAGCCCGTGTTTAATCCTACGTAGTTTTTAGGCGGTTTTGATTTCCACGCCATTATTCCCAGGGTAGATTATGATCAGTAGGATCCGCTACAGGCATGTAATCACCTGATGCATGGTTCCATTTGAAATGAGCTTCAGCTTGATTCTCACCTAAGTTTTGAAACTTAACTTTGAGAACTTTAACTTTAACTGTATTGTTAGCATAATTCCTGTGAACTAATAAACCGTGATAACTAGCATCATACCATTCACCACCACCTTTAATGTTATACATTGTAGGCTCGTCCATAGTACCGTCGTCTTTCTTATACATTTTAGTAGGGTGTGCTACTATAACAACAAGAACATCATATTTTTTAGCAAACGTTTCAATTCGTGCTAAATATTCCATTGTTGCATCTGTTATAGACATATCACCTGCACCTTTCATTTTAACTTTATTGAAAGGATCAATTACTAAACATTTAATACCTTTACGTTTAACAAGCTCAGCACCTTTTTTAAGTACTGCATCAAGATCATAACGTTCAGACTCTATAAAATAAAAGTTATCGTTAACTATATCAAAACAATCATTCCACTTCTTACTGCCTAAATCTTCTGTCTTAGGCATCCAACCACCAATTTTACGTATTAACTTATGTGCGTGTAAGAATGTAGGTTTGTTTTCTGGAGAAGCAAATGCTGTTTTCCAACCATATTTCATTTGGTAACCGACAGCCATTCTATCAACAAAGTCAGACTTACCACTACTAGGTACTCCTGTGACAGTAATGAACTGCCCTGTGTAAGTACTAAATATGTTATCGAAGTTATCAAGACCGACTTGGTAACCTGGTTTAAAACCTTCGTGAATAAATTCTTCAAGTTCATCATTTATATCGTTTACAGTTACTACATTTTCAAGAGGTACAGCTTTGGCATTATGTATAGCATCAATAACAGCGTTCCGCCCGTCAGCCATAAGCATATCATTAGCATCTTTGTGAACACCGAAATCTGCCATCCAGCATACTTCCGCGCCAAACCTACGTATAAGCTCTTGTTGAAGGTTTTGACCAGCTTCATCAGAGTCTGTGGCGAGTATGATTTTTTGTTTATCCTCGAAATATTCAATACAGTTATCAAGATAATCAAGGTTGAGGCGATTAAGAGTAGCCCCGTTGGGTACAGATACCACATTAGTGATCCCAACATCATAAAGAGAGAGGGCATCCATTTCACCTTCCACAATAACACACCAATCATGGCCAACAATGTTATTGATGTTGTAAAATACTTTTTCTGCTCCTTTAACAAGTTTGAAATTTTTTCTACCATCTCTAAATTTTGTGTTTATTAATTGATCGTTAATGAAATAATTAAACTGAATTGTATTAACACTACTGCTAGTTTGCGGCATCCACTCGGGACCCTCACTAACTTTTAAAGCAGTGAGAGTCTTTTGTGAAATACCACGATTTTCAAACCATTTGATTGCCGCATCGCTAAGTTGAGTATTGTTTTTCCATTCAGGCAAAACATATTCTTTATTGCTACCTCCTTTGCGTTCAAATGTATGTAGTTGAAATACTTGGTCACAATTCATACAAGTACCGAGACCACGATCCCAATCATACATAGCGCATTTCGCTTTTCTATTCTCGGGTTTCCTATCAGCTGAACATAAAGGACAAACTCCTTCTTTTTTTCCAGCTTGTAAGTCGTACTGATTGAAAGTTTCAATCTTGTAGCCATTGATCTCTGTTGTGTTCATACTAGTCTTCTAAAGTGTTACCGTCTCCACTATCGGAGATCCAATCATCATAGTCTCTCATATTAAAATGGTAGGTCTGGTTCAGATGCTGCAGCTTGTGCAGGAGAGTAACCTTGTTGAGGTTGACCTCCACCTTCACGTGGTGCTGGTTCAACATTTTGGCCGTTACTCCATACTACTTTTACATTACCTAAATAAGACTTCGGCAATTTTGCGTCTCGTTCTTCTTTAGTTTGTTCCGTTTGTATATAACCTGAGTCGCCATATTGGCCGAGTTCATCGTTAAGTACAATAGTAATTGGATAATACTTACCTTTTTTACCTTCATAGATTTTACCTTTTTCAATCTTTGTTAGGTCAATGTTTGCTGAAATAATACTAGCCATAATTTAATAAGTAGATAATTGATTAAACATTCTGCGTAATTGTTCTTTGTTAGCTCCTGTAGATCTTCTCAAGTTATCTACTGCTTTTGTGTGTGATTGTTTTGAATAAAAATTCTTTTCACTTGTTGTTACTCCTGTAACGTCGCACGTTCTTTTTCGTGTTCTTGCCATAATATAAAATTTAAAGGGTTTTCGAAATATAATGTTGGCTAAAATCGCCATCGCCATTGACAAAGTATTCTTCATAGACTTGTACTGCATTTGAAACTTTATTCATTCCAGACTGAATAAATCTATCACTGCAATCAAACAAACCTAATTGATGAGTTTTCTTATCAACGACTATAAATACTAAATCATATCCAAACATTTGTGAATATATATAAGCTTGACTGTCATAGTTAAATCTATATGCTGAATTAGTAAACTTTGTAATGTCACCTGTTGTTTTTAAATCTATAACCAGTTGGTGAGTATGGTTAACGATATCAGCTTTACCTTTCCACGTCATGCCCTCGAGCTCTACTAAGCCAGGTACTTCGTATTCAACATTGCCTTCTTGTATTAAGTCCCTGAATAATTCATTACCTAACACAGCCTCACGCATTAATTCAATTTCATCTGCTTCTTTTTCTAGAAGACAAATATCACTGCCACTTACTTCTTTGTAAGCTTTAGTGTTCCGTGTAGACGCTTTAACAATTTTGTACTTTTCAAGCTTATGAGGCTCAAGGATGCATGTGTGAAAATATCCGCCTATAACCATCGCTGTAGTAGGTGGGGACTGCTTCTTGAAATCAAGAGGATTATTTAAAAGTGCCATGATGTCACTATTACTTAAATACGTTTTACCAAAATCTCCGTAATAGTTTTCGTCATCACGCAACTTTTCTAATATCTCTTGTTTATCCATTCTTTAGTTTATTTAAAATATCTGTGCTCATTAAATATGTTTGTTGTAGCGTTTCAATCTTTCCACCATTAGATAAAAACTTTTTAGCTTTATCAATGTTAGCTTCTGTTATCTCTGGTTTAACTTTTGCATTTGCATTATTAGCACCAGGTATTGTTCGATTGATAGCACCTTTACCGTGATTATTAGTTGCGTCAGCGTCAGCTGTGTCATCAATGAGTAATAAATTACCTAATGCATACTTTTTACCATAACTCGATGCTGAGCCAAATTGCTGTGGTGTTTGCATACCTTTTTGATTAAGATCTACACCAACAACCGCTGTTGCTTCAATTGATGTTTCGCCGTCGTGTATAGCAGCTTTTGATACGATCATAGGAGGATGTTTTTCTCCATTAAACATATCCGATGGCTGCTCACTGATTGTGAAATATACACCGTACTTTTTGTTAAAGGGTTTTAAACCTTCAAGTATATCTTCAGCAGAGCGGAAGTTATACTTACCAAAAGAATTAAAACGAGACTTCTTCGCTTTAAATTCTTGTTGAATTAAACTTAATTTTTCATGAATTGTCATACTTTATTTAATTTGTGCCAATCCTTATTGGCGAGTTTAATTGTTCGTGTACCATAAGATCTTGCATTTGTCTTATAGTATGTATTATGATAATCTTGTTCAATTTTTTGATTAAGTTGTTCTTCTTTATCATAATTAAGTTTATCTGTTTGATAAACATTATCAATGTTATAATAGTCTAATGCTTCAGATAAGTTTGTCGCATCGCCTCTATCAATTATATCGTCTTCGACGTCATATATTTTATTATTCATTACTATAGTATATATTACATAAAAATAGCAAAAAGTGTACTATTTTTCTAAAAATTTTGTTAATATTTCCTTAATTTTTTCTGACTGCATCTTACTCAATGCTTTAGCTTTTGTTTTCTTTATCCATATAATAGACTTATGAAACCAATTAGCTATTTCAGATACTGGAACCTTTTTGTCATAAGGTTCATCAATACCATAATATTTCCTAAGAACATCAGCTTCAAAAGGAGAAAGTATTTCGCTCATTACATGATTAAGTACTGTATTTAAGCGGTCGTTTTCATACCCAGAAATTTCATCGACAATATCTAAATATTCATGATTGAAGAATGAAGAAAATGTTCTTGTTAAAAATATATCAGTTTGATAGTTGGCATCGTATTTACCGTTGTAAGCATCTCCGTGTGGTTTTAATTGATAATAAGCTTCAGGTATACGTATTGTGTCTCTATCTCTAGCAATAGCTCTTCTTATGCCGTTTTTTATATTAAGCTTTAAATAGTTAACTATTATAGCTGGTTTTTCAACCTCAGGAGCACTATTTATAAGCTCCCAGTCAAGATTATTCCAAGCTCTATAAAAAGATACATAACCTTCTTGTAAAAGGTCGTTTAAGTCCAATACGCCAACACGTGCATAAGATCTTTCAAATGAGTTAGCTATTGATTTAGGCCATTCAATGTATTTCGATCGAATAGGGTCTTTATCAGCAAAACTTTTCATTTGGCTTAAGTGTGATTTATATGTAGGGTGGCTGTACCATTTCATATTCTTAATAATTTTAGTCTTCTACTGTATTTTCTAATTAATCCAGCTTTATGTTTAAGCTTTTTAATAGGTATACGACCTTTTATGGTGCCTTCTAAGACATCATCTACTATCTCGTTACGCAATATCCTAATTGATAACCAAAGATGCTCAGCGTGGTCTTTTTTCCGTGCGTTTCTTCTTAGTAGATTTCCGAGCCTCTTTAAGTTTTTCAGTAATTTTTGCATAATTTATTGTTGTTAAGTGCTTGTAAATTTTAATACTCATATATTTTTTTTATTTATTAGTTATGGGTCTGACAAAGTATCGTTTGAAATATCGGTTTGTGTATAGCATGATTTATGATAATGATATTAAAAGCCTAATGCCTTGGTTAACGTTTCCTTTGAAAGTAATTGGTGTTTCATATTTATCTTTATATTTTATTTCTATTTCTTTATTCATAATTACGAAATGCTTTAGCTCGAGGAAAACGATAAGCACCAGCTGGTGTACGCTCGAAGTACTCGAAGGTTAGTTTTTTATTAATGAAGTAGCCACGTGCAGCCCAGATATCTTTACGTTTTTGTATTGTAAGCGTAGGCCATGGCACTTCAACTACTCGATTGTCTGAATCAACACCGAGGAATTTACCAAGACCGCCTTCGAACTTTCCTTTACCTTCGACGAAGCCAGTAATCGTAATCTCAGTGTCTGACCAGTCTTTGACTTTTTGTAAGTTGTTTGATCGTCGTTGGTCATATGCGCCGTTTGTTCGTAAGATAGATCCTTCATAGCCGTTGTTTTTATTTATTGTGTGAAATGATTGTAATTTTTTATCAGATGATACAAGCTTTGTATCTACTTCTTGAATAGAACGCCAGCCGTATTTGGATTTGAATGATGCAATGTTAAGTGTTCTGTTTATAAAATCAGATGACGCATTGTCGCTATCAAACATATCGTAGCAATGAAACTGCAAGTGACTAGCAGATTCAAATTTGTCAGCTTGCGTTGGTTTTTGTTTACGTACTAACGAGATGATCTTATTAAAATTATCGCGATAATTATGATTATAAAGCTCCCCATCCAAAGTAATGGTAGGATTATCGATGAAGAATTGTTTAAGCTCTGTAGTAATGTGTTTTGCATTGTAAAATGGTTTATGGTTGCGAGAAAATGCACCGTGTTTATTAATGTAACAACGTACACCATCTAGTTTAGGTTGTACGAAGTGTATGTTTGGCCATGCAATTTTAGGTGCAATTGGTTTAGCTAGCATTACTTTAAAGTCTGTCATATTCTTGTTTGTATTTTTCATATATTTCTTTTAATTCTGCAAATAATTCGTATTTTTCTTGTTCTAATAGTTTTCTACCCTGATCTTCAATAGAATCCATTTTTTGTTTTATTAAATCTTTAGGTGTTAGGTTTTTTATATTACCAAACCCATCGACTTGATATGTATGAAATTCTTCAGGACTCATAGGCTCGAATGTTTCTACAGTTTCAGATGCTTTTTGTATTAATATTCTTTCAGCATTTATATATGCGGATGTCATTTTAGTTATATCCCATTGTGCTTTTATTCTATCAAATGTTATTTTATTTGCTTTCATTATCACTATTAATTATATCTTGTAACGTATTTATTTTTATATTAGCTTTATCGCTCCACTCAATTACAGCATCTTTAGGATAGTATTTAAGTATATCTTCAATAGCTTTGTCCATTACAAAATCCGAAACTTGTGTGTTTATTATATATTCATACCATTTGTCTTTATATAATACTTTAAGTGTGCCCATTTAATTCGTAGTTATAAAAATCGTTAAACATTTCGTTAATTTCTTCGGTTATATTATCACTTGTGTATACCATTTGTAACGTATTTTATTCTTTTATATTAGATTTAAAGTATTCTCTTACTTCATTCATGCGAGATAATCCCATATCAAAAGCATTGTATACATAATTAACTTTAGCATCAATAGTTTTTAATGCTTTAATATTGTTTACTCTATCTAGTTGTGCAGTTTCTAATTCAGTCATATTATTGTGCGTTTAAGTCAGCTAGCGATTGTAATAATTCAACGCCAGTTGGTTTGTTATATTTTTCTTCTTTTATCATTCTTTGTATTTCTACTATCTTAACACAGTCTAGTATGTAACGCCATGTGTCAATTTCTTTACATTTGAATGCTTGTTGTGCTTCGATCATTTCTGTAGTATAACTCATATATGGAGTTTCACGTTCAAGTGCGTTCATTTCAATTTGAATAAAACTTATTTTAGATTCAGCTTTGTGTATAGCACGTTCGTGTATTTGTTTATCGTTCATATTATAATCTTTTGTAAATGTTTTCAATTATTGTTTTGATTGCCAGGCTTTTAGCCAATTCAAAGTCGTCGCCAGATAAATCAGCATCATCCATTTGCCAAGCTACAATTTCGTCAAGCTCGTGGAGTACAAAGTCTGTGGTGCGTTCGGCACATTTCATTGCTACTTTAGTAATAGTTGTATTTAATTCCATATTGTTTATTTTATATTCAATTATATTATCACGTTAGCAATTAGTTTGTAACGTATTATTCATTAGTAAATTCATCAAATTCGTCTTCATCCATATTAGATTCTAAGTAGTCGAGCATATAGTACTCGTCAAAGTAATCATCAACATCATAACAGGCAACAGTTACCGTCTCGCTAGAAGGTTTGAAGCAACGCAAGTCGTCAATCGCACTCATAATTGCATCAAAGTCTGGTTGATAATAAAATACTTCGTTTTCAAAGTTTAAATTTTGTACGTCTGCTGTTATATAATGTAAATCGTAGCCATCAGCCGTGTTTATTGTACCGATCTCGATATCTCCATTGCCGTCTACGAAATTAATTTTAGCTTCTTCTTGAAATTTTTGTAGTGTTGTCATGTTATTTTTTCTTTGATTTAATTGATTTATTTGTTCTAATTGATATGCATCCATAATTTTCTTTTTTTTAGTGGACGAGGCGGGAGTTGCACCCGCGTTTCCGATAGTGTACTTTCGAACTTTGTCGGTCAATCTACTTCTCGCCCGGTTTTTTATTTAGCTTGCTTCGTTTAATACTTCTTCTAGTTGTGACCACACAACCGTGTCGTCGTTTTCGGTTAGATAATCATATAAGCAAGCGTAAGCTGCTTGTTCTAAGCTATTTGGTCGGCCAAATAAATCGTGCTCGTTGTAATGGTAGTCACTATTGTTTTCAAGTATAGCTTCACAATTTGCATAATAGATAACTGAATTGTCAATGTATACATGCATGTACTCGTAGAAATCATCGTGGTCGTTTATTTCGGCACCGTGAAAAGCATTCCATACTTCTTCGTTAAAATCTTGTTGTAATTCGTTTAGTTTGTTATTGTATTGCATGTTATTTATTTTTATATTCAATTATATTATCACCTGTTTATTTAGTTTGTAACGTATTATATAGTTTTAATAGTTCATTTCTTTTATTTGGGCTTAAATTTGTTTTAAGTTGGCCTAGTATTAAAGTCTTAGTAAGCTTCTTGTTGCCATTGCGGTATGCCTGAATTATATCTTTCATAGTATTCTTGTTCAATTATTTGTATTCTTTCTTTAGTTAACTTTGCTATAGTTACTCTATTTGTTTTCTTTTTCTTTATATTCCCCATCTTCCTTCGTCGCTTGTTAAGTATTCGCTAACTCTTCTTCTGTCTTCTTGTATTTTTTTGTAGTTAGCTACGTTGTTTTTGCAAGTTTCTAACGCTTCGTCATAATTTTGAAGGTGTACCCAGGTTTTACCCATGTTGTTACTTAAGATAACAGTATAGCCAACAAAACCTCTTTCGGTTTCAGAATACATACTTTTGCGTCCGTTTATTAGTTCGGTAAAGACCGCACCATTTATTAGCCATTGTATATCTCCGTGTTTGTTTTGTTGTACTATTTTACTCATATCTTTTATTTTTTATTCATTTATATTATCACTTGTTGATTTGTTTTGCAACGTATTTGTATAGCATTTACAAAATATCTTGTTTGATTCGAGGTAAATTATTATGGTTCCATAAATTGCCTTTAGAGTGACTTCTTCTTGTCGTTGAGGTCTTACGCTTAATTTGTTTCATAGACTCATTAAACTCGCCCTGTGTGAATCCTTGGATAGTATCGAAGCCATCTTCTTTCATCCACTTTGTCGCTTTTTCTTTTTTCATTCTTGCGTTGTATGCTAATAAGTCTTTCATGTTCATAATATATAATTTTAAGTTGTGCTTCATTAGTTAATATTGTTTTAAGAGAGGCAACCAATTTTATAAAACTCTCATTTATATTATCACTTTTGTTTTAATCTTGTAACGTATTATATTTGTTTATCATTTCTTTTAGCATGTTAATATCTCGGTGTATTTCCATTGATTGAACAAGTCTATCGTTGTCGAAGCATAGTTCATATTCTTTATACAGGTGGTTTAACACATCTTGAAAACTTTTTTTAAGATTTCCATCATTCATTAACACTCTTTCTTGTACTTCTTTTTGAAGTCTTTTCATTCTTAATTCTTTCATATTATTTATTTAAGTTTAATAATTCTTTTTCACAAATCTTTATCTCTTCATTTATTTTATTAGATAACTCTTCTTTACTTTCATTCATAGATTTTATAAATCTCTTTTCCATTTCTCTTTTTCTTTGTGTGTAAAAAGTTATTTTGTTTTCTTTAGTAAATGTTTGTGGAAATCTCATATTATATTATTTTTTAATTACACTTATATTATCACATTGTATATAAGTTTGTAACGTATTTTTATACAAATAAATTAAAAAGTATACCTTTTGCATTATTTATGTAATATATACTATATACTAATAATAATTCAGTATAATGTATTAATGTTTATTAATGTGACAATAAGTTAGTAACATATGTAGCTCAATCATCATATATGCAACAATACACAGAAATAAGCACATATAATTAAGCAATACATACAAAACACTGAATAATACTCATATAAATCATATATACATTGATAATAATGCAATATACACCCGCATAGGTTTGGTAATCAGACTTCTATAATACGTTGATAATCAGATAGTTATATGCAACACATTACTTCTATATATGACATATCATTTAATTAGTTCGGTTGCATTATATTAGATGTTTATTGTGTTTAAC